GTTCGAGCCATCCATCCGATTCTTCTCAGGGACAGGTATATGACGGTCCAGACGGATGGAAAAATTCAAATGGCGACGATCCGATAATCAAAGCCAATTCTATAATAGAATGGGCTGGAACACATTGGGTCACTGTTTGGGATCCGAACGATCATCTATTAGAAGACGCCAGCGTTTCGGGAAATGATTTTGTTCCTACGTATTTCCAAAATCTACGCACCGGCATACAATATCGATGGGATGGAGAACAGTGGCTTAAATCGTTCGAAGGAGAATACGCAGCCGGTTATTGGAGATTAGATCTAGATCCGCAATAAGTATAGGTATGCAACAACGTGCCGGCCTATTATTTCTTTCTAAAAAATCCAATAGGATATTTTTAATACTTCAAGATGAAAAGTGGACCGTGCCCACTTTTGCACGTAAATCAACAGTGCTAGAAGACTCACAATCATTGCTTGATAACTATTCTACTGGAAAAATAATTCCCATCGAATTATATCTTTCCGAGGATAGAGGATTTGAATACAGCACATACATATGTTTGGTAGAACAGGAATTCGTTGGTTCGGAAAATGAAACTGTTTGTTGGGCAAATATCGATTATTTGCCGAAAAATCTACATGTTGGTTTGAAAACGACATTAAATAATTCGTTAATCAGAGCGAAAATTGAAACTATAATGGTGCTTGAAAATGATTCCAAAATTAGCAACTAATCCACGATTCCTAGAAGATTGTAAAAAATATCAAACGAGAATTGATGCTGTCCGCGATCAAGGTAATAAATCTGCTCTAGAAAAATTGTTAAGACAATTAATCGAACAGGTAAATTACATAGATCGTAGCCATGATCAGATCATCTTAACTGGACGGATGGGTGACGACATCTCAGATATCCGATCCAATATCGTATCTATTAAAAAAACGCTAGATACGAAATTAGATCAGATCGAACGTAGCAATTTTTCCGTTAAGCCTGCGCCTCGCCCCAACGAAGAATAACTGCGCCGGGCGTGGCCGATCCTGTGGTTTTGTACACATTAATGGCCAACACATCCGGGCCATTCGGAAATGCACCTCTACCACCAATAGCAGTTGTTGTTAACTCTTTTAGTTCGGACAGATTTAACGAGTTTAAACTTCCCGGCTGACACAAGAAAGAAAATACCTGCTCTCCAGGTAAAGCAAATTGTGGATCGCCAAATTGGAATGTCACGGTACCTGCAGCACTGACCGAAGCAGTCAGCGTCTGTGTGAACGTAGCACGTATCACGGTAGTAGCTCCTAGTCTTCTTGTCGTCACCGCCGAAACTGCTGTGTTAGCAGGAAATTGGGTGAATGACGTAGCGACTCGTGTGCCCTGGGAAGCGCCGCTGTTATTCCAAGATGCCTGTGTAAAGAACAAAAAGTTACCAGCATAACTAGCGGCTGTTCCGGACGCCGTTATCGTAGTAGTAATATTTGAGCCGCTGCCGGAAGTTGCGTTGGCAGCGGAACTCATTACTATTCTAGCAAAATTTGTTCCGCTGACTCGAGCATACGTTGGAGTGATCGATTGCACAGTCTGCCCACTGATTACAAAAGACGCTACATTTAAGACATCACCGGTACTGATGTTTGAACTAGTAAGATCACTGTCAGTGACTAAGAAATCTGTACGTCCGTTAGCAAAAGCATTAGCATACCCGGTCGTGATACTGCTGGTAATTGTGACTGTGATGTTACTAAAATTACTGCTGTTCTGATTCGCATTGGCGCTCATGACGATTCTAGTAAAACCACTGTTTAGGTAATTCCTGGTTATAGAAGAAATGGTTTGACCGCTGAACACGATAGAAGAAGCAAATATCCTATCACCCACCCTCAACGGTGTCGAAGTGATAGCATCGAATGCTGAATTAGTGATATAGAAATCGTTTTGAGTATTTTGGAATGCCCGTGTTCTAAATCCTGTGTTAGCAATAGCAGTCAAATTCTGGGTGACCGAACTAAATCCTCTAGCAGAGATAGTGGTAGTTAGGGCTCCTTGGATCGTGGCTGTGGTAGTTGTGCTAGGAACTCCACCCCAGTTTATCGATCCGCCCAATGCTATCTGGGCGAAACTTGGCTGGCCACCTGCGGCTGAACTAGCCAATCCGGCCCAGGTTATGCTGGTAGGATTCGCAGGATAATTTCTTGGATTTAAAATTCCTTCGACCACGATAGATCCCGTTCCTGTATCTCCAGTAACCGCGACTTCATTTAACAGCAATTGCGCTCTGTTTAACAGATCTCTTTCGCCGAGATCCCCAACGATAGCATTAGACACACTGGGCGCTAGTCGTATCATAAAGGCTGTCTGTTTGGCCGTAGTGATGCTAATTCCTGTGGCAGCATAGTTAAAGATGTACCCTCGATCTTCATCGAAGAGTCCATCGGTCAACAGCGCCGAGCCCCAGTGGCTGATAGTTGGACTGGTCGTGCAACTTATCAACTGCACTCCTGCTCCCTCGGCATGTGCTGCGGCTGCTCCTGCAGTGAATGTTCTGTTTTGTCCCGCAGTAAACGCTAGGAACGATGCTGATCTAGTTAAGCCCTGCAGGGTATTGCCGGATTTTCCAGAGTAAGTTATCAATTCGTTGTCGATGTATACAGTACCACTTGTAGGGAATCTACTGGCATCAGTTAATCTTAATGTAGTAGACGAATCAGTTATACCTGCTGCTAGTTTATCCACACCTGATCTATTTTCAACTTCATAACGAACAGGAAGATTAGCGGTTCTCATATATGCTTCTGTGTTCACGTTTGAATTGCGTATTCTGTGTAGAAACACGAATCGGCCGTCTGCTCCCCTCAGCATAAATTCGATGAATCCAGCAGCATACCAAGAGTATTGTATACCCAACATCTGCATGCGCCATGGTACTAGATCGTATCCGCTAGGACCAGTTCCATCTAATCTATCAGTGTTCCAATCTCTCTGAGGAATATATAGTTCTTCAGTGATACAGATCCTAGCACCTGTGATGTTATTAGCACCTCTCCAGTCGGGCGTCACAGTCATTGATGTATTGCTGAATATTCTCGTGACAAGATGGCTCATGCCTCTGATCACGATCTTATCTCCTGCCTTTAATTGTTCTGCGAATCTAGTTCCGGTTCCTGTTACTATGTTGCTTTCTGTGTTCATAGCAACTGTACCAGTCAACTGATTGGTACTAGATCTACGCACCACCGCCATTTCTTGTCCGTCGTACTGATAGAATATACCGTTCTGTTCATCAAAGGCTCCGATTCGAACAGTCGAACCGTGCCAGCGTTTTAATAATACTTTGGTTTCTGTTCCTAATTGTCCGTTGGTGCTGCTCAAAGTAGCCTGTGCTCTGACACGGAATCTACGTGCATCTACAATGCTTTCTACAACATATTCACCATTGTATTCAAAGCTGACCATACCTATGATCTCTACCACGGCTCCGGGCTGTAACCCATGATCTGTATCATCGGTTTGAAATGTGATAAAACTGTTAATGACCGTGTCTACCGCGGTAGCGCTGGCTAGATTGTAGCTCGGCGCAAATAGTCCGCCGGTGGTGTACATTATACCTTTACCCGATTGATATCGTATATACTTTTTACTCTGACGTATGGCCTGCGCTCCGTGGCTGGGATTACCTGTTCCTAATTGAACTCCGCCGTCAAACGGTCTATGTGTAAAGAATGTATCTGGTCTGGCATAAACCACCCCGGTCAGCGATGCTGCCGAGGTGTTAATAGCGCCGGTGGTCCTAGCAGGGAACCTAATCGTAGATCTCGAAGGTACTTCAGTAACTACGTGTGGTCCTGTGCCTAACTGATGGTTGGCTGAAGTTAAATCTATAGTCAATGCAGCATTGGTATTACCTACTACCGCGAATCTACCAAATCCTGTATAGGTAGTATACGCTATAGAACTCCAGTTCGATGTGCTGATCAAAGTTCTAGCAGTAAATGAACCGGTCAACGCAGTGAAAGTAGTCAGCGCCGATGTTCCACCGGATGCTACTACTACGAAAACGTCATCTCCGTAGGCTATGCTGCTCCAGTTAGCGCTGCTAGGCAGGGCTACAGCAGTCCATGTGGTTCCGTTCGTGGAAACAGCAGCATTGGTGTTGCCGGTAGCGACAGCGAAAAATCTGTTGTTGCCGTAGGCTACCGCGCTCCATGTTGTCGAAGCAGGAAGTGCACCGGTGGCCACCCAAGTCGCACCGCCATCAGCAGAATAATTGGATAGTGTTCCTCCGCTGGCCACTGCGACAAAATACACAGAAGTTCCTACTAGTCCAGAAGTCACGCTGGTCCATGTAGCAGATCCCGATAACGTGGCTGCAGCCCATGTGGCGCCACCGTCTATAGAATAGGCAGCATTAGTGCCACCAGCCGCTACTGCTACGAATCGCCCATCGCCGAATGTCACAGAATTCCAGGTGGCACTGGTCGGCATGGTAGCCGCGGTCCAGTTCTGACCTCCGTCTATGGAATAGGCGGCATTATTTGTTCCTGTGGCTACGGCAACCCAGTAGTTCGTATCGCCTATGGTTCCTGCCGCCACAGATTTCCAGTTAGATCCAAAAGGCATAGATCCGCCACTGCTCCATGTCTGTCCATCTGTGCTTCGAGCAGATGATGTCGATCCTTGCAGCACAGCAACATATTGTCCGTTAAGTCCGGCCACTCCGGTCCATGTTCCAGATGCTGATAATGTCTGCGCCACAGAATCAAAATCTGGCGCGGGCTGAGAATTTATCTGGCTGAGAATCGTAGTACCTGGAATCAAACCGTGTTCAGACTGAAAATCTACCTGGATGGTAGCGATAGCACCGGTATTAAGTACAGTTCCGTCGGCAATTAAATCGGTAGTGGCTTCACTGATCGATAGTGTGGGATAAATGCTGATAGGATCGCCAGCATACGGTGTTCCTTCTGCGATCACAGTCTGTATGACTCCGCTGGACTCACCAGTTACTCTCAGTATACAATCGTTGGCCGGGGTCGTACCATCTAAACTGGTTCCTAAAATTCTTATCCTGTTACCTACCACGTATCCTGAACCGCCGTCACCGGCCAGAGCGACAACAGCAGAATAAGAACCATTTTCCCTGGTAACATCAAATTCTGCTCCTACGCCTGCGGCTGCTATGTTAGCACCCGGTAAAGATGTGTATGAATCATCTCCTGTGGCTCCTATCGGGGTACCGATGAGGGTCCAATCTACCACATTAGCATCGGGAAATCCTACTCCATCGACTTGGATGACGATATCGTTATCTGGACTTACCCCGCCTAGACTAGTACCGTCAAAGGTGATAGTATCACCAGGAGCATATCCTGATCCCCCTGCTGCCAGACTAATAGTGTATTGTCCGGTTCCGCCTTCTCGCTGTACATTCAATGCTGCGTTGATACCGATTCCAGTGGTGCTAGACTGCGCGACTGGATTATAGGAATCACCTCCTGTGATGGCAGTTCCTGAAAAATTAAATGTAACTATAGCACCGCCAGAATCGATATCTGTCACGCTGATAATAATATCGTTGGCAGGGCTAGCACCTCCGAGATCTGTGCCTGCGATCAAGAGATTGTCGCCTACAGCATAGTTAATGCCATTAGAAGAACTGTCTCCAGCATCGGTCACTGTATAAAATCCTGCGCTGCGAGATACATTAAACGTGGCTCCCGAACCAATGGATGTTACGTTTGATCCGCTGACTGTTAAATTTTCACTGTTGGCGCCTAGATATGTGGCACCGATTGGTTCGGATATAGTGATCTGATCTCCCGATATAGAATTGATAAAAGCAGCAGTGCCTGCAGCATCGATGGCCATCTGCTGTTGCACACCTGTTAGATCGGTCAAAACTACTGTGGTAGAATTCGTATCGCTGATGGTTTCTTTAACATTGGCTACTACTGTTCCAGTCCCTACGACTCCAGATACAGAAGTTCCCGGTACTATGTTAGGCGATCCGCTGATCGGTGATCCAGTCGTTGGTGCAGATCCGTCAAAGGCTATAGCGAAACTGCCCGAAGCAGTGTCAAATTTTGTAGCTATAGAATTAGATGACCCGTTGTTGAAAACAGAGAACGTTGGTTGACCAATGGCTGCACCTGTGAAAAATCCGGCCTGTCTTATCTGCACAAAACTGGTAAAAAGGCTTTGTCCTGTCGTGGTGCCTACCTTGGCGCTGGCGTAATATGTAAATTGTACCGCGCTGGGAATGCTATAGACCAAAAACGAACCTTCTGCTCTTGCAAAACCACTGACACCGGCATCAAGACCTTTGACTGTGATAGGTTGTCCTACGACGAATCCATGAAGACCGGTGGTAGTCACAGTTATGAACGATGAGCCAAAACCGCCGGTATTTACCGAAGCATCTGTCACGACTGCTGATACACTTAGATCAGTGCCTGGAATTTCGTATACCGAAGGATACATTCTCATCAATCCCAGGGCCTGCCACTTGGTAGGCTGTAATCCATATTCGAAGTCTGCGTCAAGCATGGCCTGCGGTGCTGCCACACGCATACGTTCGATAGCATCAGTGCCGAATTCCCAAGGGCGTATGGTTTGTTGAGGTTCTTCAACGAAAATCTGTATTTCAGTGCCGGATGATAGAGCGCTGGTATCTGTGCTGAGATTTATCGTTGTTATCGCATCGCTGGTCTGCGACCATGATCTAAAATCAACGTCACTTAATAGATTTCCGTCACTGCTGCTGCGCCCCATCTTGTAAGATATCGATATACTGTTATTGCTATCGGCAAAATTATATAAAATCTGTCCTGTACTGGTATCGGTGATCAGTAAAAATGAACTTTGGTCGTATTGTCCGACTAATCTAATAGAAGATACCCCCGACACCTTGGCAGGCATCGCAGGTATTCCGTTAGTGATGACGTCGCTGAATATGTTCCACAGAACTGTATTTCTAGAAGAAGATCCGGTTTCTGCATTCTGCCCTATGATAAAGGCCTGGGGGGTGGTATTTCCATAATTAGGAGTAACCGCAGTATTTGTAAAAATAAAATTGTTGATCGTATCTCTTAGGTATTGCTGTGCAGTAACTTCCGGTGCTACATCGCCTCTGATCTGTGGTTCTCCGTCGATCCAAAAATAATCTGCGACTTGTCTACATTTTACATTTCCGCCATACCGCAGATCATGCAGAATAGCATCTATGAAAAATCCCACGTCTCTGGTACATTTGCCCGATGCATAAGTATATCCGTTATAAACTCCGATGTTGTTGGCTATCTGATAATTGATATATGCCACGACCTGCTGTTGCAAAAAAGTCTTGTTAGCAGATAAAAGCGCCACTGCTCGAGGATACAGGTTATCGTCTTTGCTGATACCTGGTTCAAATATATAATTCTTTAACTGTTTCTTAGCCATTTAATTTTTCCTTATGCTCCAAAAGCAATAGCGAACGCTGAAATTCTTGCATCTACATAATCTTTTCTTGTGGCGTGAGAGTTTAACGAAGGAGCATTATTGATAGATACATCACCGCCGATAGAGATATCATTGGTAACACTGGCATTGCCTTGTACTGTTAATTCTCCCGAACTATCTCCTGGTCCTATGTTGACAGAAGTAAAGTTTCCCTGTGCCGGATTTTGAAGACCTATGTCTATGTTATCTATTCGACCTACAGCAGAAAAACTCTCTATTTCGACGTGTCCATTGACTACACTGAAATAAGGACTGGATCCTTCTGCTATCCTTAGATCGCCATCTATGTTTAAAAATTCTAAAGTTCCTAGTCTGGTGAGTGAACTTCCTACGATTTGGCTGCCCAATGCTACTAACGAAGATTCGTCAAAATCTGCTTCTATTATTTGGATGTTTTTTACAAATATCTGATCGGCACGTAATATGCTTTCTTGACCTTGACCGCCAACTTCCAAGGTCCTAACCTGCATATTTCCCAATTCATCGACTTCGAATCCTGGGCTGCGAAAGCCGCTTTTAGACTCAAAAGGTATGTAATTTATTGACATTTAGATCTCCGCTATCACTCCAACTACGACTACTACAAAGACTACGATAGTATTTAGTCTGGGTATGAGTTAATACTGAATTAGGTCGTTTAAGGTATGATAATAGTTTGAACTGAATATCACTTTTGCGTTGGTTAAGATAGTGGAATTATCGTAGGTGCTGTCTGTAGGGCTATTAGCACCTCGGATAGTAACAGTACATTTAGATGCTGTCACTGACACATTGAGATCGATGAGATTTTCGTTTAAATTAGTTCTTCCGTAAACCGTGACCGTGGCAGATTCGGGACCGGCAACTACCAATGCTTTGATCATTTCTTTTCGTACGTTGCCGGCATCTATGACTATGGTATATTCTGCAGCCATGAAATCACCCACGTAAAATTCGTCTAATACAGCATTTTCAGTGAATAAAATCCACGGGCCCTTGTAAGAAAAATTCACTCCGTTTTGTAGACGAAGAGTATTTTTTATACCTTGTAGAAAAAAGTTAGCGAAATTTAGCATAAGAAATCCGATCTATAGTGTATTTACCATAGATCGGTTCTTAATCAATTTGGCACTTTTACCAGTTTTCCATGTTCTGGCAGATATAGATATTCTATGTCTGATTTTTCCAGAGTCCAAAGCGCATCATCGAGTGTTTCAACTAACGGTTCACCACCGAGATTAAAACTAGTGTTGAATACGATGGGTATTCCGGTTTCTTCTTTAAAAGTTTTAATTAGATCATAGTAGTGCGGATTTTGATCTCGGTTAACTGTCTGTATGCGACAGGTTCCATCTTCGTGGATGATCGAAGGAATTTTTTCAGCCACACCAGGTTGGCAATTAACCGCATACATCATGAAAGGACTGTTTTGCATACCTCTGAGATCGAACCATTCGTGTACATCTTCTTCTAAGATAGATCCTGCGAATGGACGGAAGTATTCTCTGTGTTTGACCGTATTCACGAAGTCTTTGCCGTCGGGGAACGTGGGATCAAACAGCACAGATCGATTGCCTAGTGCTCTGGGACCGTTCTCTGAGCGACCTTGAAAGATGGTCACGATGTTCTTTTCTCGCAATAACTTAACGATATCTTTGTGTGTGGCATCAACGACGGTGGCATCCTTGATTGCAGCAACCTTGTTTTCGATTTCGTCAGTGGTGTAAGAATATTGGGGTCCGAGATACAGTGTATCGTGTACACGAATAGTCTCATCACTGTGCATTCCATACCAAAACATCAACGCAGCGCCCATAGCAGTGCCTGCATCATTTGAAATCGGCTCTACATAAAAATTAATTCCTTCTTTGTTTAATTCTGTGAGATAAAAATAGTTTGCCACACAGTTTAGACCATAGCCTCCGCTTAACACTACATTTTTGCGTCCTGTTCTTTTTACAGCATCTTTGATCAATCGCAAAACCTGTTCTTGGGTCTGTGTTTGCACAGCATAGGCCATATCTCTCCGGCTCTGTAGATACGTGACATCATCGGCGCCACCCTGGAGCATTTCATCTAATCCGTCGAACAAAAATCCATTGACCATGCTGCTCATTGGGTATTTAGGCACGAACAAATTTCTATTTGTCAACGGAATTTTTGATGTTTCGTCAAACAAAGGAGGAATTTTATCATTGGGTTTTCCGTATGGAAAAAGTCCCATGGTCTTTCCTGCTTCGATGGCCGAAAAGCCGCAGTATTCTGTCACACCTTCATAGGCTTTGACGATTCCCGCTCTGTCAGTAACCCATGCTTCGTGTGTCGAGCCATCTTCTCCTAGATTATTTGAGGGAAAATTAGGCATATGTGCGCCAGCGATCGGTTCTTTGGTACCGTAATGTTTATATAATGTTTTAAATTCTGCAGGGTAATCGCAATTGATTATAGATTCGACTTCCCATACCCATAGAGGCATTTCATTATAAGACATCTGATAAAATGTTCCAGCGCCATCGACTACTACGCTGACGGCATCTTTAAATCCGCTGCGATAAAAAGCACAGGCAGAATGTAGTTTATGATGCATAAAACTCAGGTCGATGACCTGAGGATGGCGATGCAGATCTTTGACCTTTCGATCGATTAGATTCAACTTCCTAGCCAGTCCAGTGTAGACATCGTCGCCGGTATAATCTATCTTTCCTGCTGTTTCATAAAGATTCTGGGTATGCGCGATTATTAGATAATCTAATTTATCAGTATACTCTAAGATTTTGACCATCGACGCGAACGGGCCGCCGTCATATTTTTGACGAGTAAATCTTTCTTCTTCGATCGCAAATACTATTTCTCCGTCCTTGAGTAGGCAGATACCGCTGTTATGCCCCCTAGCGATACCCGCGATCCAAACAGGTTTCTTTTCTTTTTTAAGTTCAATGGTTTTAACTGTCATCTTTTTTTCCTAATACGTGATCTACTATAAGTGTAGTAATATCATCATTCATTGTCATTATGTTTTCGTTCAATCTGTCTACACGCTCGTCGGGTAGAATACGGATCGGACTATACTCTCTACTTACCTCTCCCATGTCGAGTATGTCAAAATAATCGCAGTCTGGGTAGGACACGTTCACAGGATATGTCGACCCAGTGACTACTGTGCTGGGAGTTTCCATGATATAGGCTAGATGTTGACCTAGACTATCGCAGCCCAGGAAATGATTAGAATATTTGATAATCGCTGACCAAATACGGAAATTGACGTTTTCCGGCATGGCTACTTCGTCTTTGAGTTTGGCGTCTGTTAGGTCGATTTTAAATTCGCTCATCAAAATCACAGCGAAATCTTTTTCCTGCAATTTCCGTATGATCTGTTTTACGTCTTTGAGTTCAAAACTCCTTGCAGTTCTATCCACTAGAGTTTCATCGATATATTCGATCCCTCTTCCGAACGGTTGCAAAACTATTATTTTATCTTTTTTTAATTTTTGTTTGACTTGGCTAACGACCTGCCGCCCATTTAATAGTTCATCTTTGCTCAGCCTGAACGTGGGTTTTGGCAACTGTCTAACGCCTTTGTCGTTGATTTGTATATCAAAAGCCTGAGCGATAGAGCACTGTTGGTTATAATATTCCCAAATTCGATAAGGTTCTGTAGTGATGATATCACGATTTCGTAGATAATCTTTGAACAATCCCTTGTGCCATATATCATATGCTCTATTATCTAGAGTAGGGTGTCCTTTGAACACGTCTGTACCGCCTTCGCAGACGATGATAAAATCCTTGTCTTCGGATTCTTGCTCGTATTTTTCAAATGCTGGAATGGATGTGATCATCCGACCGGCACCGCCATTTACGAAAAATGCTTTTGATCTAGTCATTTAAACTCCAATATAAAAGGCCTTGTACAGATTATATATCCTCTCGGATATACTTACAAGGCCTTTTATGGTTTTAAATTATAGAGGTGGTGCTGGTAAGCAGTGTATTTTCCAATGATCTATGTTAGCATATTTCGTGGGCACGGATTCGCAAAATTCATAAAATGTTTTGAATTTTTCCATGTCTGCAGGAAGATAATTACCGCTGTTATATGCTTCTTTATATGTTTTTGCCTGTAGAGCCATGGCTGCCAAGAAATCTTGTCTAGTGATAGCATGTACGCGATATCTAGGACGTATCCAGGTATTGGTTGGAATATCGTAACGAATGTCATTGACATAAAATGGCTGCGTGATCGCTCCATTAAAGTCGTCGTAGGTGTATTCCCAGGTTTCTCCGGTAGGCAATGTTTCTCGATAATTTGGAATTTCACCGTGCTCGTAGTCATTGGTAATGTGTGCTGCTTCCCAAGTGTGGGTTTCAGCATCCATTACTATCTGGAAAGTATTACCATCTAAAGCCAGTTGTTCTTTGGTCATCTTGAATGGTTCTAATTCTTCTGCGGTGTCTGCCTGTCTTTCTAGAGCAAACATGGTGCCGTCACCGTTTAATCTAATCAATAAAAATCTTCTACCTGTATAGATACAGTCTACAGTGATGTTCTTTTTGGTAGTGGTTTTATACGGTTCGTCCGGAAGAACTGTTTTAAATGCTTTTCTCATTATATCCTCTCGATAAAGTTAATTCTAATTAGTCCTAGACCGCCTCTATAGCCGTTATCTCTGACATCGGGACATGGTTGTGCAGGCAATCCTCCCATTCCAGGAGGAATAAAAGGCATGCATCCTGTGACATCGTAGCATCCGCAGGCTCTGGTGTGCTGAGAATAACAGGCAGTCCAAGGATTGCCTCTGGCAGGAGATCTGCTCATGGCGTTTAGCGAGGAGATAAAATTATGGAAACCCATTCCTGACCATTCGCCAAATCCGCTGTCAGCATCGCGGGTAAATGTAACCACACCTCCATCGCAGGCAAACATGCCTGGGGGTATAGCCACGTGATTGTGCGTGGCGCAAGGACAGGAACTGCCGTTGGTCCCGAAGAACGTGGCGCATGAGAATCCACCGCGCTTGTTGATATCTCCACCATAGGCTTCCGCACAGCAAGATCCTGTGCCTGATCCGTAGTTACAGATAATGCCTTGTGACCCACCGTAGTTGGTGTTGCAGTAGTTACCGGCGGTGAAACAGCAGTATCCTCCAGTGCCGGTAGAACACCATGTCACGCCACCTCGTCCTCCCTGTGTACAGATGCAACCGTTTACACACGCACCGGTATTGGGATTGCGTCCAAACCAACAGACACAAGATGCTTCAGAACAACCTCTGAAACACAATGTATCGGCGTTGTTGCAAGAACGACCTACATATCCACAGATAAAATCTCCTGCATTAACACAGATACATTTTCTCGCCCAGGCTCCAGGATTTCCCGGAATTCCCATACCGCAGCAGCACATTCTCGCTCCAGATCCTCCTGAGCCCCAAACGTCTAGGATCACTTTTCCTTGACAGCAAGCGATCCAACAAAATCCGTTAACGAAGTTGGCGTATTCTGTACCAGGAGTGTAACTCCAAATACGACCTTTTTCTAGATTGGTTTCGTCGTAGTCGATCTGGTCTAGTTTTTGTTCTACCAATGTTTTTAAGTTAGCCATATTATTACGACTCGCCTCCTGTTGTTGAAAAATAAATTCTGTTTATGTTCATGTTAATAAGAGCTTCCGCCGGCGATCGGTATAAATTTGATTCGAACTGCGCCCATACCACCTCGTCCAGCATGATCTCTCACGCCAGGACAGGGATGTGGAGCAGCACCAGGCACGCCCACGGGCATGAAACTCATGCATCCCTGCATTTCATAGCAGCCGCAGGACCTTTGATTATTCCAGCAGGTAAAATGTTCATTGTGGCTGGGCCAACGGCTGAGAGATTTTAGGGCATTGAAATGCACAGCCTGTGAAGATCCCGACCAACCTCCCATGATACTGTCATCGCTGTAACTGGTGTAGGTAAATGTACCGCCATCTTCTGCGAATAAACCAGCAGCAGTAGGCACATGATATTGATACTGACATGGGCAAGTTTGTAAACAGGACTGGAATGACACACAACTCCATAGGCCGCAGCAGTTGATGTCGCCGCCATAACCGCAGGCCACGTTGTATCCGTTTTGACACCAATTGCAGATGATGCCGCAGGCACTGTTACCCGTGTCACACATGTTATGACCTGGGCCTAGACCTGTGCCGCAGAAATAACCTGTTCTGAAACATGAATAAGGAGATTTGGTATCCATACAGAAACTTATGCCGCCTCGGCCGCCCTGTGCGCATAGACAGCCTCTGACAAAATCTCCACCCAATCTTCCTGCCGTGCAGCATCTGCCCGTGTCACAGCAGAGTATACAGCCTTGATTGGCTCCTAATAGATTTGATCGATTGCCTCGTCCCTGTATGGGACCGTCCGCGGTGCTGATCGCGTCTGAACCGCCGGAACCCCAACCCCAGGGATTAGAAGGAACTTTGTCGTCATATTCATCTACCCTTTGACCGCCTTGGCTGAGATTGCTGTGCGAACATCCAAACCAGCAGACACAGGTCGCTTCAGAACAACCTCTAAAACACAGGGCCGATGAGTTGTTACAGGAACGTCCGATATAACCGCAGACATAATTTCCTGACTGCACACAGACGCATTTTCTCACATAAGCAGGGGCGTTGCCTGGCAATCCCGCACCGCAGCAGCACATCTGTGCTCCTGATCCAGCAGCACCCCACATATCGATCTGTATGAATCCTGTTCCGGGCGCTCTCCAACAGAAACCGTTGCAGAAAGCAGTGTACATGGTTCCTTCTTGATATACCCAGATCCTACCTTTTTCTAGATTATCTTCAAAGGCTAATTCTCTTCCGCCCAGCAATGATGATAACTTTGCCATATTAGTACATACCTCCCAGTTTAGCACAGTTTTGGCCGTACATGTTTGTTCCCCTGTAAGTTAATCTAATGGCACCCATGCCACCTCGTTTTCCATGATCTCTTACATCAGGGCAGGGATATGAACCAATACCACCGACACCGTAGGAATTAAACGGTATGCAACCATACATTTCGTAACAACCACAACTCTGTGTGGATGAATAACAGGTTATCCAAGATATACCAGAAACCGGTGAGCGGCTCAGAGCGTTCTGAGAATATTGATGCTGTAAAAGTCCTGTACCGCTCCACTGTGTGAATTCCGGATCTTCTTCTGGCAGGGACGAAATCACTCCGCCTTGATCGCTGAATATGCCCGGGGCGTAGGCCACGAACTGATGTATGTAACAGGGCCTTGGATTTCCTGTGTTGCAGAAGAAATGCACATAACTGATGCAGCCGCAGCAGTTGGTATCGCCACCATAACCGCAGCCGATATGGCCGTTGTTACATTGATTACAGATGATACCACATGAACTTCCGAACAGCGTGTTGCAGAATCCGGCTGCTACGAAACAGCAGTACATGGCTGTAGAGGTCGAGCAGATAGACGTACCTCCACGACCTCCCTGTGCGCACATACAGCCGTTTGAATAACCGCAGATATCTCTGGCGTTACACCATCTCAGATAACTCGGTACACCGCATCCAGAAAAGCATAGATCGTGTGCGTTACAGGCCATACCTGGACAGGCGCAGATCGCTGAGTTACAGAACACAGCCAGACATTTTCTCGAATATCCCGGGGCATTTCCTGGTAGGCCGCTGCCGCAGCAGCACATACGAGATCCACTACCTGCCGCGCCCCACATTTCTATTTCCAAAACACCACAGCCAGGAGATGCCCAGCACCAACCAAAATCATCTCGGATACAGGCGAACATACCACCAGTGATTACGGTGTATATCCGACCCTTCTCCAGATTGCTCTGGTTGGCTGTGATCTCTCTTGTGGTCAGTAGATCAGTAAGTCTTGCCATTTTATTTTCCTATTATGGTCCGATGAATACCCAACCAAAGGTAGCACCTGAATAAATCATAGTAACTGCTGCATTGTTCATATCTAGAACTAGATTTTCTGTCAAGTTCTGGATCTTCTCTCCGTTCCTTGCGATCGTTACGTTGTTGGTAGCAAAAATACCCGCAACGTCGATGATCTGGATAGTATCACCTTCTACTGGTGAAAGTGGCAGAGTTAGAGTAAATGCACCTGAGGTCGCGTTAGCGAATATTCTTTCGCCTGCAGAAACATTACCAGTGCTTGTCACTGTTCTGTTTGATACTGCATCGGTTCCAAAAGATGATACTTGTCGTCCCATTATGTTCTCCTAAATTATACTGTTGAAGTCTCTATGCCATACGCATTCACTGACACGTTGGCATTGCTGGCATATACTACGAGACGTTTGCCAGCGTCCATCATAATACCTGTTCTTTCTAACACTCCGTTAGAACCAATCTGAACATCATATTCGATATATTCCGCATTGGTTGGGCTCGCCCCGGCGGCTAATGCGACTCTCACTGAAACTGCCGTGCTTCCTCGATTTAAAACGTTCAAGCTCAAAACCGTAAAAGTAGTGGCAGGCACGGTATACACTGTTGTATTTGTTGTTGCTGCCAGTGCTGATTGACCTAATAATCCTGTTGCCATTTAAAATTCTCCATTAATTTGCTTGTAAAAAGTAATTTAACACAAGGGCATCACCTGCAATACCACCTTTGAAGTTTACCTTACTATTTATGTTAATTTGAACATTTGTCGTAGTGCTAATGGACTGACCTGCCACATAAATCACTCCGGCTGTTAGGGTGTTAACGTTCAAACTAGATCCACCGCCACCAATTTGGCTAGTAATATACGCTTTAATAGCCCGCTGTGTGGGTACTACAGAGTCTGAATCTTGTGTAAAGAATGGATCTGTAGAAAATTCAGAAATCGTCGCGCCAGACCCGCCCAACGCCACAGAACCTAATGATAGTTCGTTCAGTCCTGCGATGTTAAACGCATCAGCATTCAGTGTCGCAACTCCAGTGCTCTGTTCAACGTTGAACAGACCGCCAACTCGGAAGTTACCATCTTGGTCAGTGGATGTGTAGAACACTCGTCCTCCGCCACCTACTCTAGTTTCATTAGCAGGTATAGGATCGTTCAGTGGTAATCCGGGATAGTTAGACTCTGTGAAATTTCCAGTGCCGATATCTAAGAAGTCATGTCCTGTCAATCGAACTTGGCTGTAACGTCTACGTATCGTCGTGGCAGAATCATGCTCAGGGGCTTCTGCTGATCCGATAGCGGGGCTTAACTGCAAGGTAGCGTTGTAGGTTCCGTCAGGATTGGGTAAAAGGCCGGTCACATTAACCAATCTGTAATAGATATCATCGATGCCTGCTATCTGCACGTTAGAACCTGCTTTAGGAACTCCAGTTAGATTCTTGAATGATACAAATGCTGTTACCTGATAGTTATCAGCATAGCCATTACCTGTTAGTTCCGCTTGGGCTGCTGTGTAAAGATTTCCTCTGTTAAGGAATGTGGGCTGTGCTATGACACCATTGCCGATTCTTACCTGTGTGGTCGCATCAGGTCCTGTGTTGTTAGGATCGGTGATGGTCAATGTTGGTGCAGTCACGTATCCAGATCCTGGTTCGTGTATCCACATTTCAGTGATCAATCCTTCACCTGTGACAAAACAACGACCTCTCGCTCTGCAACCTTGGCGGATATTCAGGACTCCTTGAGAGCCGCTGCCTATCACGACCCATCTTGGGTTAGATTGATAGTTGCCGAATGCTGATGATACATAATTCTTGCTGGTCAATGCCAACATGCTGCCTGTACCAGAACCAAGCACAAATGTAGATCCGCCGTTGGTTTCAGAAATACTAAAACGGCTAGAATCATATATGCTCTTAACGAAATAATAGGTACCTGTGTCTGTATTGACTCCGCCAAATATCTCAGATCCTGCCGAATCTCTTATGAATCTAATGCGATCTCCTACATTGACTCCTGTAGTAGTGCTGGAAGTCGTCAACCAATTAACGCCTATAGCGAATTCCATGCTAGATGCTGAAGTGGTCGTGCTAGTAGCCAATGTGACCACAGTGTATGTTGTATTACCTGTTGATGCTGCGGTGAACCAGTTGGCGGTTGAACTCTGTGAAGGACCTTCTACCCAAGTCGCACCGTCGGTAGAATAGGCTGTTCTATTACTGTTGTATGCAAATGCTAAGAATGCTGTGCCAGTATAGATCACTTTGATCCAACGTGCGGCTGCACCAGGCATCGTCGCAGCCGTCCATGTAGTTCCGTTGGTGCTGTAAGCTGCTTTAGTAGTACCAGTTCCGGTGTTTCCCGCTACTGCGACAAATCTACTGTTGCCATAAGCCACAGAACTCCATAGATCTGAACTAGGCAATGTGCTTCCAGAAGTCCAAGAAGTACCATTGGTCGAATAAGAAGCCACATCGCTGCCTGCAGATCCTCCGCTGACTATGACATAGTAATTGGTAGCACCTATGGCTCCGAATGCTATGCCGGTAGCATCTGACGATCCGCCAGCGACTACTGATCCTGCCCAGGTCGTTCCGTTGCTTGATGTTGCCACGTTGGCACTATCTGCTCTTAGAGCGACATATTTTGCACCGTCCCAAATGACCTGTTTCCAGAAAGAGTTGGCCGGCATGGCGTTGGCCACTGTGCTCCAGGTAGTTCCGTCGGTAGAAGTAGCGATATCATTGGTACCGCCATTTCCTCCGATCAGGGCTATGTATTGATTTGTACCATTATAGGCCACGCATGTGTATTCGTGATTTCCACCAGATTGTGCGATAGTACCGCCTGTCCATGTAATTCCGTCGGTGCTGGTCGCATATGCGCCAAGGCTTGTTGCATTAGTATAACCGACAGCAACAAATTTGCTGCCATCCCATAAAACATCTTGCCATGTGCTGGTGCTGGGCAATGTTCTTGCAGTGGCTGAGACTGGTACAGTATTGGCGTTAGTGTTAGTTATGTCCAACGACAAGAAACTGCCATCTCGCAAAGTCCAGGTGACACCATCTGGGGAACTAGCAGCATCGTCTCCTAAACTGGTAACATAGAATATTCCTTGTCCGTAGGCTATAGAACTCCACTCGCTGGTCGTTGGTAGATTGCTCTTGTACCAAGTAGCACCATTGAATGAGTAGGCTGCCATGGCAGAACTGTCTGCTATAGCAACGAACCTATTATTTCCGTAGGTTACATCTATCCAGTTAGATTCTGTAGAATCATCGTTGGCAGGCAGTGTGGTCACGGTCCATGAAATTCCGTTGGCGCTCCAGGCCACAGAATTTGAAAAATTACCTTCGATTATTACAAATCTACCACCACCATAGGCTATGGCTTTAGATCCAGTGGCCACAGTGGCTGAAGTCCATGTTGCTCCACCGTTAGTAGATGTTGATCTCCATGTAGTGCTGGAATCGCTTTCTGCTATGGCAACAAATGTTCCATTGCCGCCAACAACGTCAATCCAATCTTCCACTACGCCCAGAGATACTGCCGTCCAGTTGATTCCGTCGAACGAATATGCAGCAGTTGATGTTCCTTTGGCCACTGCGACAAATCTACCAACATTTTGATAAACATCATAAGTGATGGCTATCCATTGATTGTCTGGCTCGCCCCCACCTCCGCCTGTGGCAGTAGGCATGGTCATCGAAGTCCAAGTAACTCCGTCCAGCGAATAGGCTCCTGTTACGCTACCGTTGACCAAAGCCACGTACTTAGGAGTAACAGCAGTACCTGATACAGTAACAGATGTTATCGCACCACTAGGATTAGTAGCAGTTGCCACGGTCAATGTTAAGTCGTTGCCCGGGCTTACACCTCCTAGGCTAGTTCCTAGCACAGTCAATGTGTCTCCTACTGTATATAGAGCCCCTCCTTGGGCAACTTCTACGGTATATGTACCATATCTACGAGTGATGTTAAAATTCGCTAAAGAACCAGTTCCGCCTGTGGCAAATACGGAAGAATAAACTCCGTATCCGTCACCAAAAATCACATCGCTCCAATTGCTGTTAGCAGTCATATCTGCGATCGTTTTAGTAAAGGGCGGTGCAGACATCACAATTCTGGGCGTTATTTCATAAGCTGTGGTAACATCTAGTGCCGCTTCGATGGGTGTTCCGGGAACTACGTGATCCCAACCCGGTGTTCCTGTGCTTTCTTTGTATACTGTGGCAACTTTAGATCCCGCATTGTAGGTGTTGATATATCCATATTGTCCGGCACCTGTACCAGTAACTAGATATATGCTCATTCCTACATAGGCCGTGCTGCTGCGAGCATCGGCTGCTGCCAATGTTATTTGGGTAGTGTTTCCGCTCTGTGCCTGATTTTCAGCGGTGATATATCCTTCTCCCCCGATTCCTGAAGAATCGCCGGGATCTGTCATCCGGATGTTGAATACACCACCATCTCGGAATTCATTAACAAGAGTCTGGACTCCTGATCCTGCGCCTGAAGTGCTGATCGTAGCAGATGTATATTCATTACCCGCATTTCCAAACTCGTAAATTAAGATATCATCGCCGTCAGTTAATACATTCCTAACATTGGCTTCGTCTGCTCTATTATCAATCTGTCCGGTCACTGGTACTTCAGTGATATCGATGCCCTCGGATACTGATCCAAAGGTTCCGTAAGAGTTGTTACCGTTGGTAGCACGGATCTTACCACCGTTCTCTGCTAGGTAACCGATATAGTTGTAATAAGAGAACACAGAAACAAGTTCTGCACGACCGAGATTAGAAATCCATGCTCCGATACCGTCACTCAGAACCTGAGTGAAGTCGTTGGAAACTATAGAGTCAACGCCGCCTGCGTGTAGGCTTCCGTCGATTTTTTGTCCTACACAGGCAGTACCAAAGGTAGTAACGTTTTGTACGTATGTTGATCTATTTGTGACCCATACTGATTCGTCGTTTGGTCCCCAGCCAGGATTTAGAGATACATATGCTCCTGCTAGAGGACGCTGAGTTCCGTATTCGTTTTCGGGTGTTAGTCCGTCCGGATCACCTGCTCCTGCAGTATTACCGTCCGAAGTTCCGTCTAGACCTAACAGAGTCATATTACGAATACCACAACCTCGACTTACATAGTACATGTCTTCTAATTTTGAACCAGTAAATGCATTTCTATAGAATCTCGCAGCCATCACAGACTTGTAATTTCCTGTGTATTTCAAATCATGAGCGATAGCCTCGACATAATTCCTTACGTCGTTCTGGCAACTGGCAGAATTATAGTACCACTTCACTGTCATAGATCCTGAATCTGTTGAAAGATCGACTGCTGGACCTCCCGGTGTTAGGCTAACTTTAAATGTGGTCGATGTTAGACCAGCGGACAGTATGTAATATGTGGTATTAAGACTGATTCCGCCAAACACTGTGCCATAGAATCTCACGGTATCGCCAGCCACCATCCAAGTCTGAGAACCACAAGTGAATTCGTCTGTGGTGCTGCCGGTCGATGCTGTTACCGTGGCTCGGAATGTTTGATCTATATAGGCATTTGATTCTGCTACGATAAATTCTTTGTTGAGCAACAAGATCTGTGAACCGTTGTATCGATCGATATCTGTGGTTGGATCCATAGTACCGACTATGATAGGTCTTGTTCCTGTGTTTGCGTAACTGACGATGTCGTCCCAACACAGATCGGCTATCTTAGCAGCTCCGTCTCCTACGATCACCGAACCTTTCTTGCTGATAAAATCTAATATCGTTTGTGTGGCTGCCAGTTGATTTGCCACTACTAATTGTGCTGATTCGGTACCTCTACGATAACTCATACCTGCTTTGATCGATGCAAAATTACTATTAAACATCAAATCGTATTTTAAAGCATCAACTATCAATCCCACATCTCGAGAGCAGGTCGCATCATTAAACACCAATGCAGGAAATTCTCTCTTGATATAGTTGACCGAATGCGTTTGGATTTCAGATCTCGCAGAGGCAAGCGCTGTTCCGGCGCTGAGTAATTCTGCAGAAACCCATGAAGTTGCGGGTTCTACAGTGGTAGGATATCCGACATCATCTTCGTCACCGTCTACTGTGATGACATCTATGATATCTTGGATTCTTTCTTCTCCAAAATTCTTGCTGGCTGTTGTACCTGCAGTACCGCTGGTATCTTGGACTTCAGCATTTCCTGCGCTTACAGAAACCGCAGTTTCAGTGATGACTTCGCCCAGCACTGTTTTTAATCTAGCATATGCGGCTAATGTCTCATCTTTTTCGCCGTCGCCGAATGTCGCTACACCGTAACTGTAGTATGCTTTTGCAGCCACCATGGTCTGTGTGTTACCGCCATATGTTAGATCATAACGAATCGCGTCTAATATGTATTCTACATCTCGGGCGCAGGCTGCTGCATCGTAGGTAAATCCTGCAGTAAACGGTGCTATGGATCCTGCTACCTGGACAGCGATCCATGCTGTGATTTCTGCCTTGATAAATGCTGTGTTGGCCAGTATCTGCGCTCTAGCATCATCATATCCGGTAGTAGCACCTGAACCGTTTCCGGTCGAAGCATAAGCGACATTGGTCAGAGAACTTCCCCAGTTAGTAGGAGTTCCAAATGTGAACGCATCTACTGCGCCGAGCCCATTAGTTAATATGTCTTTGATTTCGGCAACACCTGCCTGTAATCTTGTTACCGCAGTGCTGCTTCCAGCATTTCCTTCATTCTGAGATGTAATATCTTGTGTTTCAACATTACCAGATGTTGGTGTTACTGAAATATTCTGTACGATATCTCCGGTAATAGACTGCAGGTGCTGCAATGTTGCAATAGTTTTAGCCTTGTCGTTATTGCCCACGAGTTTACCTGCTGGACTTACTCGGGCAGATCTTAATTCATCGCCAACGATGGCTGTGTTACTAGGTACACGAATCGGTAAGACTTCTTCGTATAGTCCTGTTTTAATGTTTATGGTGTAGTTTGGAATATCTTCTGGAGGTACGCCGGATGTATTGCCTGCAGTAACAGCATCTGTTATGATGGCTGCGAGATCTTGACAGATCGTTAATGTGCCATTTTCTGCTGTGTAAGTTGCATCGATGATCTGCAAAGTACGATCGCTGGCAGAAATTCCGTTTAGTGCTTGATAATTAGCAGCAGGAGCCGAATTCGCAAGAATATTGCCAATCAAAGTCACTCCATAGTTAATAGCAGCGACCAATTGTTCGTCTTCGTCGGCGATAGCAGGAATCAATGCTGTGCCTGCTGTGTTGAAATAGGTTCTGGTCGCATCTATTGTTTTCACATTACCTGTATGGGTTAGATCGTAAATTATTGCATCTAAAATCAGGCCCATATCTCTTTCGCACAATGCTTCATTGTCGTTGGTAAATCCGGAAAACACACCAATGTTATTGGTTATCTGATAGTCTACCCATTCGGTGATTTCTCTCTGGATGAATGATCTATTCATCCTTAATAGATAACTGGCGTTTGGATATTCTGTTCCTAGATCGATCTGTTCGCAGGCATAACGAACTGTGGCCCAGGGTTGATCTATGGTCATTCCATAGATTGGAGCAGGACTGTCTGTGCCGTTAGGACCTACATAAAATACATTTTCGATCTTACCGAAATATTCCCATGCAGGCAGACCGGAACTAACAGTCAATACTTGACCTTCTTCACCTATAGGCAATCTAGCAGGTCCTGATCCGGAATAATAGACTAAGTCTCCTATGGTAGTTAATACTGTTTCTTCGTTACCAGCAGTTAATAGGTTCCAATAGGCTCCTATTCCGTCATTGTCTGGTCTATCAGATCCGTTAGTTGCTGTGTGACCTTGAATACATATGTATGAATTAGGACCATATTTAACAGCATCTCCCAATTTATAAACTGTGGCTACCGTCCAGTCGCCCTGCCAATCGATACCTTCGTTTAATTTGTTCCAATATGTTGGGTTGGGCGGGACTTGATTTTGACTGTCTGCGATGGCCACGTATGTGAATCCACCGTGTCTTACGATTTCACCAATCTTATACTCTGTGGCGCCGCCGGCCCAATCACCCTGTAATCTAAAACCTTCTGCGAACAGGTCCCAAATAAGGGTCTGCGTCGGGGGAACTTGACCTCCAACAGCAGTGTGATTTGTTTTTGAGATGTAGGAATTTCCGCCATAACGAACAACATCGCCTGGTTGATACACGGTTCCTGCTAACCAATCACCCTCAAATTCAAAACCTTCGACTATCTGATTCCAGTTAGCAGTATCTGTAGCGAAAGCCGCGGCTGCTGTGTGTTGCGTGATACAGATAAATGTACCGGCACCGTATTTGACAATGTCGTTTACTTTGTATCTCGTGGCAGTGACCCAGGTTCCTTTGTAATCTATGCCTTGATTAAAATAATCCCACTTAGACTGGTCTGTTTCTAAACCCGAAGATGCTGTGGCCGCAGATGTGTGTCCTTGATTACAGACATAGGTGGTTCCACCGTATTTGACTAGATCGCCTACTTTATATCTAGTAGACGTAGTCCATGCTCCTTTCCAATCGACGCCTTCGCTGAACAGGTCCCATTTGCTTTGATCCTGCTCTAGTCCTAAAGAGGTTGTGGCTGCTGAAGTATGGGCAGTGTTACAGAGATAAACTAACCCGCCGTATTTGACTACGTCATTCACTTTGTAAACGGTCGCGGTGGTCCAGTCACTTTTCCAATCAAAACTTTCGGCGAATAGATCCCAATCGCTTTGATTATCCTCTAGCGCAGAGGTCGAAGTATGTCCGTTGTTACAGATGTAGACATAACCGCCATATTTGACGATGTCGTTTTCTTTATAAAGTGTGGTTCCGGTCCAATCACCTTTCCAGTCTTGTCCGTCACTGAACTGATTCCACTTCGTCGGAACATTGTCGAGGTCGGTATAAAAATCTGCGGCTGCGGTATGTCCCGCAACACAGAGATATGTGCGTCCACCGTAGGCAACGATGTCGTCTTTGTAGTATGCTGTGCCGGTTACCCAGTCATTTTTCCATACAAATCTAATTCTACCTAGTTTAAATTCAGCCATTTATAGCTCCATAATTCGCATTAATTAATATTTATTCAATCTCAAGATCCCTGTTACGCCGAACAACTTAAGAAATACACCTGTGATAGGAATGTTCCATCTATGCCACCTCTAAAATTCACCTTGTTTTCAAATATCAATTCGTCTCCGGTCGTAGTTCCTAGGCTATCAGGACCTATTTGAACTATACCAGCGGTTAATTGACCAGTTATAGCATCTGCACCACCTCCAGATACTCTAGCACTTAGATATGCCTTGATAGCCCGTTGTGTTGAAATAATATTGTTCGAGTCGGCGGTAAAAGTTGGATCTGTAGAAAATTCTCTGATAACAGTTCCCGAACCGCCTACTGTAACACCACCCAATCTCAGTTCTTCAAGTCCTTGTAGTTCAAAAAACTGTGCATTTAAAGTCACTGTACCTGTGGCCTGTTCTACGGCAAATAATTCACCTACTCGGAAGTTACCGTCTTGATCGGTGCTTGTGTAGAATACGCGACCGCCCCCTCGTTCTATCACTTCGTTTTCAGGTGCTAGCACCGTACCAACAGGATTTAAAGTATCTGGATAGTTAGTTTCTATAAAATTACCTAATCCAATATCTAATAAGTCATGGCCAGTTAATCTTACCTGAGAATATAATTGTCTTATCTCTACGGCGGTTCCATGTTCAGGACTCTCATCTCTACCTAAATCTTTAGCGATAGTTAGCCTAGCTTGATAGTTGCCTAAAGATCCTCCTAACACTGTGGCAGTTAACAATTTATAGATGTAGTCATTGATGCCAGAAATAGTTACGTTATCTCCAGGTCCCGGCAATCTCGTTAGACCACTGACTACCAATTCGGTACCTATCTGATATTGATCTCGATACCCGTCTCCAGTGATAGATACTCTGGTACTGCTGGTCTCAAATCCTGTACCTCTGTTTATAATTGTAGGTCCTGCGATAACTCCGTTACCTACTCGCACAGTGGTAGCCACTTCTGAGCTGTTGTTGGGATCATTGACTGTTATGACAGGTGCGCTGACATAGCCGCTGCCCGGTTCCCAGACATTGATAGCAGAAATCCTTCCAGAAACGACCACTGCTCTTGCTTCCGTAGTCCTACCTGTAGCAATGATTCTGCCGGTCGTTGAGTTGGCTACTAAACCTGCTATAGCGATGAATCTTCCAGGATTGACTAATGTTGAGTAAGTGACATCACAATATTCTGCAGAAGTCGTCATAGACTGATAGGTCCATCGTTTTCCATCTATAGATAGCGCCATATCTGCGCTGCCGTTGGCGACAGCAACAAACAGACCTCCTGCGTATTTGATCGCTCTCCAATCTGCTGCTGCTATGGTACTTTCTGTCCAAGTGATACCGTCAAAACTGATAGATACTTCGGTGGCTCCTGCATATCCGCCTGATAGAGCCACGAATCTATTGTTGCCGTAGGCCAGCGAATATGATCCTTGCGGAATAGATCCTGCTGTCCAACTGATACCGTTATCGCTGTAAGCCACTGATACTCCAGTGGAAGAATCGCTGAGTGCGGTGGTAACAAATTTACCTTTACCATACTCGATCGCGTTCCAGTCTGCGCCTTCCGGTAATGTTGCGGCAAGCCAAGAACTACCGTCGGTAGAATAGGCTGCTTTAGTACCTCCAGTGGCCACTGCCACCCATTTTCCTTCTCCGTAGGCGACATCTCTCCATTCTGCTGTGCTGGGCATAGACATCGATGACCACGATGTTCCGTCTGTGCTGACTGCCGCTTGGCCGCCAGATGCGAACGCCATGAATCTTCCGCCGACATATTTGACTTTGGTCCATAATGCTGTGGCGGGCAAGGTTCCGTTGTTCCAAGCAGCGCCATTGTTTCCAGAATATACAGCGATATTAGAATCCAGTGCTACTGCTACGATGTTATTTGGTCCTGCTGCTATGCTGGTCCACTGTCGATTCGCAGGTAATGTCATGGCCGATGCGCTGAAACCCGGACTGCTAAAATTAACTCTTGGTTCTATAAAGTAATTTGAAGTATTATCTAATACAGGTTCTATGGCAGTACCTTCGACAAAGTGTTGCCAGCCCACGCTGTGCATGACCATTAGTCCACTGCCGTTGATCAAATTGAATGTGGCTCCTCCAGGAGTATCACTTAGTGTAAATTGAGTAGAACTGGGCAGAGTTTTAATATAATAGACCGTGAAATCTTGAATGTTACCAAACTTAGTGCCTACAAAAATCACCGGATCATTGAGAGATAGATGTGTAGTAGAACTGGTAGTTAATATATTTCCGGTAGAACTACTGGTAGTAACAGTGACCTGTGGCTGGTATTCTAGTCCGATGTATGCATATTTGCCCGCGAAATCATATTCTGCGATATATCCATACTGGCCTGTTCCTGTTCCTCGTCCTATGACCAATCGCATCTGTCTATAATTAGATGCTAGATTTTCGTCTGATCCGGCTAATTGGATCTGGGTCGTGTCTCCTCCCTGGGAAGCATTGGTCGCAAATACATATCCAGAACCTCCAGCGGCTGAAGAATCTCCTGGATCGGAAATCCTAACTTCATAGACGCCCCCGCTGCGAAATTCATCGAATACCACTTCTTGTCCGGTTCCTGAACCTGTGATCGTTCCTGTCGCGGAGGTATATTCTACCCCGGCATTGGAGTAGAAGAATTTCAACAATTGATTGTTTTCGTTACAGAGAACTTGATAGACCGCGGCATCATAGTATCGATTGTTTACTGAAGCCGTGATAGGAACTTCTGTGGTATTGAAACCGTCTGATACTGCTCCAAATTGTCCGTAAGAACAGTTACCGTTAGTGCCCCGGATTTTTCCGCCGTTGGTGCAGAGGTATCCTATGTGATTATAGTAGGTAAACACCGAAACCACTTCTGTTCGTCCAGTACCGTTGGCCCAAACTCCAATACCGTCTGAAAGAATCTGAGTAAAATCATTAGCGACTATGGTTTGATTACCGCCAGAATGCAGATCGCCGTCGATTTTTAAGCCTACACATCCGTCGCCGAAGGTAGTAACGTTTTGGACATAAGGCGATTTAGTTCCCACCCAGGCAGAACTGTCTCCCGGTCCCCAACCCGGATCCAGCGAAGCATAAGCGCCTGCACTGGGTCGCTGTGTGACTTCGAGTGTCGAAAGGCCGACCAATGTTCCTGAAAGTCCGGTAAAGGTCATGTTTCTCAAGCCGGTGCCATCTCTTAATAGAAACATGTTCTGTATTTTGTTGATATCATAGTCGCTAGCACATAGAAAATAATTGGCTGCTTCTATGGTTTTCCAGTTTCCGACATATCCGGTATCGTAGATTAGACCGTCGACTATTCTATCTAGGTCACTGCTCCATCTTTCGGGAAGATTAGTCACTGTAGAATCAGTATAGACATTTTCTACATAAAGCGTGGCTTCGTTTTTGATAAATTCTTTGTTGGCTATTATCTGATTTCTAGCCGCTAGTCTATCTGCATCACCGGTTAATGCGGGAGATCCCGATATAGAAGCAGGATTTTGAAGTTCTAGTCTACTGATAAATTGATTGATCAATGAATCTGCGATCAGTGCTTCGTTGCTGGTCGCGGCAGGTCCTGAGATATCCTGCGGTATCTCACCGTATAGCACAGTTCCGAAGGAAGCACCTTCATCGCCTACGGGAATGGCTCGTACCACAAAACCTATGATGTCTTGTATATACTTCACGGCTTCTAAGATATAAGTGATATATTCAGCAGACAATATGTTATTACCAGGCCTTACTTCTGTGCTGCGCAATTCATCACCTACTATGGCCACAAACGACGGTACACGTATCGGAAGTATTTCGTCGTAGACTCCGGTCCTTACAAAAATAGTCGCATAACCAGTGATATTTTCAGTGGCGTATCGGATGGTCCTCCATGGATTTTGTGGACTGGTTCCTGCTGTGGGGATATCTTCTCCGAATTCTGCTACATAATAGACTTTGTTGCTGGTCTGTAATAGATTCCAAGATACTTCTCCGGAACTTGCTGCAGTCAGCACGGTACCTTGCGTTCCTATACTCAGTGCTTTAGTACCTATAGTGCTGCCATCGCCAGTGTCGCCGAATGTACGAATATCTCCTACTTCTTTTAATCTGTTGATCTTATTGCCGTCGGTGATCTTAGCCCAATATCTTCCTTGCAAGGTGCTGCCGTCTTCTGGATCATCGTCGGGACGATTTTGATTGGTTGATAGATGTTTGTCTAAGCATCGATATGAACTAGATACCCAAACCACAGTATCGCCGGCTAGATAGGTCTGTCCGAGACTCCACACTCCTCTCCAACGGATTCCTGGGATGATCAAATCCCAGTACGTTGAATTCGTCGTGCTACCGTCATTTAGAAAATCGGGGTCCTGATTTCTGTGGTCTAACAAGCAGGCATAGACATTTCCGCCTCTGCGAACCACATCTCCTAATCGATAATCGATCAATGCGCTCCAGGCGCCTAGCATTCTGCTACCTTGGAACAACAATTGCCAGTTAGAAATATCTGTGCTAGGAACGATTCCGGAGTTCAGAGATAGTGAGAAATATAGATTACCACCATAATTAACTACATCTCCTGCTTGATATACTGTAGCGATTTGCCATTCGGTGTCAAATTCTTGTCCAGGAAGATATATTTCAAAATAAGAAAGATCTATAGACGATCCAGACTGATGAAATGTAGTGGCTTTGTATAGATATGAACCGTATTTTACTGTATCATTGACCAAATATAGTTGTGCGGGAGCCCAATTTCCGCGATGTCGTATGCCTTCGTATATCAAGGACCATTTTGCTTGATCGTCTTCTAGACCTTCGACCACAGAACTAGTTGAAAAATGTCCTACATCGCATCTATAGACTAGGCCGCCGTATCGAACTAGATCGTTGGTTTTGTATCTGGTATCAGTGGACCAATCTCCTTGCCAATCGTCAGCGATAGAAATCAAATTCCAGAACGCAGATGATGATTCTAATCCAGATCCTGCATCGCCGGATTGGTGAGATGTATTACAGCGAAATACTCTGCCTCCATATCTCACTATGTCGTTGACTTTATAATAAGTGGCAGCCGACCAATCAATTTTCCAATCTTGCGCATTGATCTGTACGGTCCAGTTGGCGATTTGGCTGGGGAAATCTACTTCATGCGATACTGACTCATGCCCAGAAACGCAGACATACACAGTTCCGCCAAGTTTAATAATATCGCCTATGTTGTAATATGTGTTAGGCTGCCAATTGCCTAGCCAACTAACACCGTCGGCCATTAATTCCCATTTAGGAACCAACAAAGGAGGTACGTCGTTGTTAAAGAAATTTAAGTCATTGTAAAAATTTTGATTGGCTATGTGGCTTTCTAGACTGACATATACTTTTCCACCATAACTAACAATATCGTCGGGATTATAACGACCGAACGCCGACCAGTTTCCTCGCCATGTATATCTAAATCTCCCTAGTTTAAACTCTGCCATTTAATTAATCCTCTGAATCAAGATTGTTATAGGTATGACCGTTATTAATTCTAACAATTAGTTCACCATCTGAATCTATGTAATAAAATATAGCCCGGTCGTCCCAACGGTACTGCTGTATTCTTAGATTTTCAAAAACCGGATTATGATTGACATCTATGCCTTCGAAAAAATCTACGCCGACTTCAAAATCTGTGTAGTTCTCAGATTCTTCCCCTGGGTTATTTAACTGTATGGTATCTGAATCTTTCATCTGATCGCTGCGAATAAGAAATAGGCTGCCGTTTTCATTTTTTCTCAAACCATAAAAAAATCTAGGAGTATCGCCTAATCTAGTTTGAGGATCTGTCCCTAAGTAATAATTGTTATTGGCCATCGTCGTTTCCTTATGACAGTTCTACGTAACTGATAACAGCACTCACGCTGTCTGCGAGATCGCTGACTATTTTTATACCGTTATTTTGCGGCAATATTAATTTTTCTCCGTTAGTTATGATCTTAACTGCGGCATTAGGAGAAATCACCAATCCTTTGATATAAACCGTATCGACGCTGTCTGCTCCTGTGACGTAAACATCTACGCTGACAGTGTCATACTCTGTTGTGTTTGCTATATTGCAACCTATCACAGTAGCAGTAAATCCTACAGGCACTGTTAGCACATCTACAGGTCCGGTTCCTATGCTACTGGCTGCGGCTTGTTTAAATGTCGTCGGCATTTCTTCTTTATCCTAATGTTAGTGCAAATTTTGCAGCAATTTCGTTGGCTGTGGCTTCTGATACCGCACCGATAGTACCTGCCGGACTGACCCAAGAAATACCGTCCCATATTTCCAACGCTTTTGAATCAGTGTTGTATCTGGTCATTCCTTCAACTGCATAGGCAGTGGGTCTCTGGCCGGTATTACCTACAGGAGGAATAAACGCATTGGTTCCGGAAATTTTAAAAAATCCGGTTCCTGTTTGATCGATTTGTGTTACGCTGTCAGCGACATAATTTTGTATAGTACTTCCGCGTATCCTGAAATTACCTATGACTACGAAACCAGTTCCATTGGCATCTAGAATGATATCTTGGTTGGTCGTAGTCGTTATGATATTATCGTAGAGTATTAGGTTACCTATATCAAACTGCGCTAGACTTAAGGTGCTGCCAAAAACACCCGCAGCATATATATTTCTCCAACGATAAGCAGATGATCCTAGATCAAAAGCATTATCCGATTCTGGAATTAAATCGCTGCTGATACTGGCATTGATCGTGACAGTATCAGTGATACTATCACCGATGATGAGATTACCACCTATAGTGATATCACCTGTGGCTGAAATATCACCGTTGACATTTAGGTTTCCTGTGATATCTGTGCTTGACAGGATATCGACTTTGCCTGTGCCGTTGGCACGTAATTCTAAATTGGCGTTTGAAACTGTTGTAGAAATAGTGTTACCGTGGAATTCTAGATCGTTAACTATTAATCTACTGTGATATGCTGTGGCTTCGCCACCCGATGCTACAAAATTAATGATTGGAAGATCACTAGAAATGGTGTTTCCTGTGATCGTTATATTTCCTACGTCTAATTGATTAGTTACTTCGAGATCTGTGGTCCGAGTCGTACCAACCACATCTAATTCGTATTGAGGTGCAGCCGTATTGATGCCGATGCGAGAATTATTTACATCGAGATACAAGAGGTCGGTCTCAAACGCTAGATCTACGCCATCTCTGACGAGGTTAGCCTTTAAGAGCGGACCGGAAATGCGACCAATAGCCATACGCTCTCCTCAATACACCGTGTTTCACGGATAACCACCTTACATTGCGGGTTTACCACAGTTGAGTCCCGCAACAGTTGGTCACTGAAAGCGATTAGTAGTATTTATACAGATTGGAAATTTAACCAAAGATGAGAGTATAACGGTGGCTTAATTCTTCCATGAATGCTGGAGTTACAACTACTCCGCCACCTGTGGCTATCTGCCAGATAGATCCGTCAAAACACTCCAAGTAGCCTTCTTGATTATTCCACCGTGTTTCGCCAACTTCGATTCCTACACGCTGGGAATTATCACCAGCAGGCATGCGAAATGCATTAGTATCTGTGATTTGAAGATATCCGTTTCCAGTATGACTTAAAATAAAATTTTGAGACAGCGAAGTATTATTGATTATATTATCTTCTATATCTAAATTTTCTAGGTGATAGATACCTGTATCTGGAGATATCAGCAGATCTTCATTGCTTTGTATAGTCGTGATAGTATTTCCTGATGCAGCAGTTTGGCCGCTGACTTCTAATGTGGTGGTAGATAGTTGATCCGTTATTATCCCAGCGATCCATATCTGCGACCAGCGGCGAGACGGAGATCCTAGATCGTAACTGTCAGTAGCATTTGATATTAGACCCTGTTGAAAATCCGGATTTACTGTCACAGTATCTAACGGGCTATCGCCGATAAAAAACTGTCCGTTTAATTGTATATTTCCAGTAGCAACGATATTTCCGGTAACTTCTAGATTTCCTGATATATCAGTAGAACTCTGTATATCTATTTTTCCTGTTCCGGAAGCGATCAATTCTAGGTTTTGATTAGTTGTAGTGACCTGTAGATAGTTAGTCTCTATCTCAAAATCGGTGGTTAATACTCTAGAATATTGAACATATGCATCTGCGCCCGTAGGCACTATGTTAATAGGTCCGACCACCGAAGAAAATGTTCCGTTGGTTCCTATGACAACATTATCTATGATGGCATCGGTTCCAGTGACTAAGACATCATTACTGACTCGACTGTATCCGGTTATTTCTAAATCGGTCGTAGGAGGATTGGAATTAATTCCAATCTTCATAGTGTTGACATCGAGATACAAGAGATCAGGATCAGTTGCTCCTGCTCTAAAGGTTAGATCGACACCGTTTCTTTCTAGATTAGAGGTTAATAATTTTCCGCTAATTCTTCCTAGTTGTGCTAGATACGGATTTTCGCTCATGATATTCCTTAATTAGCAAAACCAAAATATATGGTTACTAATTTATCCAACGGTACCGGACTGGTAAACACGATATGCGTATTACCCGATCCGAGATAATTGTCTACGAGATTGAAATTAGTGTCTGAAATTTGGAATACGTTTTCTACAAACACGAGGATATTATTTTCAGAACTAGGAATCTGGCTCAATGGTCCAAATGTGGTTTCTACATCGTCTCCGGGACCTAGTGTCTGCTTGGTTATGCTAGTCGCACCCGGTGCTCGTACCACTTCCCAAACTCCGTCGATATATGCTTCTAGGCTGTTAGTGGTTGTATTATATCTAATATAACCGTTGGCGCCGTTAGGTGTTCTTATACCAGATCCAGTTATTTCTGGGCGCTGTGCTGTGGTTCCTTTAGGTAATCTCAAACCGCCTGTTAAATCCATCACGGCCCTGCCACCGTCTTGTGTATGACTTAACGGCCTGGTATCGTACGCAATAAAAGTATTATCGCTCGGACTGTATTTGCTAAGAGTTTTTTGTTTAAGGAATCTCATACTGCCAATGAACTCACGGTTACGCTTAATAAATTATTTGCCGATGCTGTTGCTCGTATCTGATCATTAGAATCTAGAATAATTTTTTCATCAGAGAAGAATACGGTTTCTCCAGCAGGCACAGTGAGATTTTTAACCACAGTGTTGGTATCATTACTAACCTGTCCAAATCTCACGAGATTTAATGTCAAGGTGCAGATATTAACTGTTTCATCTGTATCACTGGGCGTTGCAGTGTTGCAGACTATGATATTTGTAACCGCAGTAGTCTGACCTGTGCCTGTATTATCTCCGGTCGTAGTGGCTCGAAATATTTCTGTATCGCCGGTGGTAGTTAATTTTGTGCTTTTTATCATATCTGTCTCTTAGAATATCATGCTGTACAGCAGAGATCTGTTTTTGCCTATTAGCTCATCGTTTTTAGTAGAGTTATTAAAGAACACGCCTGTGGTTCCTCCTCCTACATTTCCTGCGTACAATATCGTGGTATTAGGAATAGCACCAGGAGTTAACCCGTGATTGTCTAATTGGAGAGCGTATGTGATCTCAACTCTACCTGTGTCGTTGGTTTCTAGTTTTAAATTCGCGCCGCTGTTAGTAGTCTGTATCACTGCCGCATCCGGAGTAAGACCTGTTAGAGGATTAGTAGGATCTTCAGTGAAAAATTGCAATCCTGCGAATCTAATTTGATTACTGAAATATTCTGCGACGATGAGATCGTCAACTACTACGGACACTTGACTGCTGCTAGGTTGAACACCGTACGGGCCGATAGGAAATAGTCCTGGATCGAGGGGCTGCGAGATGTCAAATGCAGACACACGAGTATCTCCTCGCAATACTTGGAACGTTGGATTAGTTTGGATCGCGTCGTCTACATACTTTTTGTTAGGTACATCGTCATCGTCGGTGACATTTAATTCGTAGTTCAACGTTCCTTTCACTGAAACTACACCTGCACCTACTCCTATCAAAGTAAGATCTCCTACTCTGCCTGTTGTTGGATTCAAAGTATCTGCATTGGTCAACAGTTGTGTCAATCTTAATTTGCTTGTGTCATATCCCGAACCGGTTTTTAAATTCCAACTGTCGTCGGATTCTTGCCATAAAAAATAAGCGTTATCTAATGTGCCTCGATCTATTTCAAGACCGCTGGTTCCTTCAGTGACTCCTGCTCCGGTTTCACCGAAATTTAATGTTATGATATTATCTTGTACTTGTAAATTTTCAGCAGAAACAGTAAGAGTATCACCTTCGACAACTAAGTCTCCGGTGATACGAACCTCACCGATACCAGGGCCAGTATCAAATTTTATCTTACCACCTTCTGCGGTTTTGATATTGTAATCGCCGTTGACTTGTACGAACTGACCCATGATATCTGCCTATTAAATCGCTGTTAATTGTAGTACTGTGGCTGTAGAGTCGTCAACAATATTCCATTTGTATCTATTATTGCTGAAATCTCTAGCTGTACGATTATATAGTTTTTTAACTCTTACTTGAGATCCGTTAGATAATTGTCCCATGATAGACATTTCGTCGGCTCCCAGAGAACCATCTGCAGCATCGACTAATTTGCAGACACCTGCTAATCTTGCTGTGCCTGTGCCAGATCCTGCTCCTGTGGCTGTGAATACTTTTCCTACAAATGCATCACCCTCTACTCCCACAGAAGACCAGTCAGTAGTTCCTACGGCATTGATCACATATTTGGTACCGGTAACTAAATCTTCGTCATTTACTAAAACACCGTTGGCTACTAGAAATTTTGTAGATCCTTTCTGCGCTAGAATAAATGCTATCGCACTTTCCGCGGCTGAACCAATTTGTGCATTAACTTTGACGTTAAAAAACGTATCGCCGCTCTGCGGTGCTAGCGTTGGATCATCTGCGTCAGGCAGTTTTCCAAAATATCTTTTATTAATTGGACGTCCCATTTGTTTTCTCCTTTAGGTTGACGTTCTAGGTCATACGCGGCGGGTACCGCATAAATCATTCTAGATACTTTATTTATCACTGGCTCAGTATAGCCATTAGTTCCATTTTTTCGGTTATGCTGATAATCCTGTTGATTTCTAGAATGTGAGATTCTGCCTGTTCTAAAAAATGTTTCTTATGGCTCTGTCGATAATGTACCATTGCGATACTGTATTGTTTGATATGTTCTTCTACAGCGTTTTCTATTTTAACAACATCGTGTCTAAACATAGGAAATTTTTTATGCCAAGCATCTATGTGTTGTCTTAGTTTTGTAAAGTCCTTTTCTGATTCTATCTGCATCTCATAGATATTTAAGTCAAACAAAAAGGCTCCGAAGAGCCTTTTTGAAACGTAATAGAACGTTTGTGCTTTGATTAGATAAAAGAACTATTAGAAATAGTTACTGTACCTAAGTAGTCAGCAGCATTACCTAGAGATGATGCTGTGTTTGTTAACTCAACATATCCGTAACGTGTCATGAAGCTAACTACTGGCTCAAATGTGCTAGGATCTAGAACAACACCGCTGCTCATCAATGGAATGTATGGGCAGTAGAATGCTGCTGCATCAGATTCGCTAGAACCTTTGTAACCAACTAGAACTGTATCATTCTCAGCATATGTGTTAACGTAAATCTTCATAGCAGAATTCAATGTACCAACGAACTTGGTGTTTGTTGGAGCTTCGAATGTGCCTTCTGTTGTACGAGCAAATGCGCTTGTAGTAGCAGACTGAAGGATTGTCAATGCTGTTGGGGATACGACAGCCCAGTTACCAGCACCACGACGTGTACGCTGAGCGATCGTGTTGCTTACACGATTGATAGCAACTGCCAAAGCAGCATGCTCATCACCAACGAATGTAGCGGTACCAGAAACAGCAGCCTGGTCGTATGCTATTTGGTTTTGAGTACCTGCTAGGGTCGCTAGACTGCGTAGGATCTCTTGATCAACTTCAGCAGTGATCTCTTGTGCAAGAGCAGCCATGATTTCTGCTTCGATGTCAATGCCTTGTTGGGCTTGTGCATCTTGAGCAGCCTCAAATGTCCAGCGAGCAGACAATTTACGTGTCTTGGCTTCGACTGTTTGCTTGAGGATCTGGATGCTTAGTTTGTTACCAGCAACACCTTCTTTTGCTGCTGTAGCATCAGCCTTACCTGGCGAAACACCAGAATAGCCCTCAGCAATCTTGAATGGGCTTAGTGCTTCTTCACCAGCTGTTGTAGAACCACCAGTGCTGCCGCTGAATGTATCAGAGTAGCGAACACGTAGAGTATGGATCTGACCAACTGGACCAGTCATTGGCTGTACGCCAACTAATTCATTAGCGATGACCGTAGGCATCACACGTCTGATCACTGGAAGGATCACACGATTTAGGGTTGCAACGTTGCCAGCGGATGTAGCACCAGCTGTAGCACTCTCTGACAAATACTTGCGGGTATTTTCTAGAGTAGCTGCCATTACTGTACGCTTGTTACCTTGAAGACCTTCTAACAGGGCCTCTTTGGTTTCCGACCAGCGTGACTCGAGTAGTTGTGACATTATAGTTCTCCTTAAACTTTTAGTCCCGCAAGCCTGCGGATGTCAAATATTTCAGCAGTTTTTTCTTCACTGCTAAATTGTTGTGCCTGTTGTTTATCGCCTGTAATTTCTTTGCCTTCTGTTAGTGCTTTTTTCGCTGGTACACCACCATCCATTACGGCCGGTAAGTACTTGTCAAAAGCGCTGTGTAATTTTTCAGTCTGAACAGATTCTAACAACTCTTTCATAACTGAACGCTTGTCACCTGTTAAAGGACCAAGCAATTCATTCATTACTTCTTTACGAGTGGCTATGTCTTTCATGACACGAATTTCTTGTTCTCGACTTTCAACTAACTTTTGTGTTTCTGCAACAATTTTCGCTGCTTCATCTAATTCTGCTTCTTTTGTTTTTACAATCTGTAAAAGTTTAGAAGTTTCAGATTTTTCGTTTAGGTGACTTGCAGCATATTCGCTGGCGAAACTTTCAAAAATTCTGCGACCAAAGTCATTTTTGCGAGCTGCTTCGATGTCTTCACGTAGCTGAACCATTTCAGAACGCAGTCCTTTTGCGACTGTTTCCTGAACAATTTTAGCGGAACGTTCAACAAAATCTTTCTTGATTTGTTCAAATTTAGCCTTAGACTCACGCACTAAACGCACTTTAGTTTCGGCTAGATCTTTCTTATCAGCATGGAATTCTGCGATTTCTTTCGCTAGAGCATCCACGATAAAAGATTCTAATTTAGCAACATTACCTGCAACTGCTTTACGATCTTCGTGTAGTTCTGCTAGTTCTTTTTTAAGATTTTGTAGGATGAATGATTCCATTGCTTTGGAATCGTCCTTCATTTTCTTAGCATACTTCGCACGAGCTTCGATCAGACCTTGACGATCTTCTGCAAGTTCAGATAATTCTGCTTGTAGACGATCACCTAACATCGATTCAACGGCTTCCACCATTGCATTTTTATCGTGCTCGTATTTCTGTGCAAATTCTTCACGTAGTTCAGCAGTGACTTGATCACGGTTTTCTTGTATCTTTGTTTGCCACGCAGATTCAATCTCCGATTTCATTTCCTCGGAAATCACATTGTTTTCAAACAACTGTTTTACGAAATCTAGCATGTGATTCTCCTTGTTATTTGAGTCCCGAAATAATTTTTTTCAGGCTCTCTGCTATGTATTTCTGTGCCTTTGGGTCGCCTTTGACTTCTTGTGCTATTCTAAATGCCTGGTAGCCTCCTTGTGTGTTCATGAGGCCTTCATATACTGGTGTCGGATAAGCGCCGGGTGCTGATGGTTGTGCAACGATATCTACTGTAATGATTTCAAAATCTTTTACATTACCGCTTCCATCAACTTCTCCGGATCCTCTACTCGATACTCCTAATTTCACTCCTGACTGTAACATCGTAGACACTAACTGTCCCATTGGAGTGGGGATTATTTTTAGTTTTCCGTAGCCGTTAGGACCATCCATCCACATCTTGGTAATCATATGACTAACGCGATCTAGATTGATTTTCAAATCCTGTGGGTGATCTAACTCTCCACAGACCGAGTATCCGCCAGCGATCTGTTCATTGAGCGTTTTGACAGCCCTGCCAATCTCTTGAGAAGAATAAACACGTTGGTTTTGATTTCTGATATCACCTTGGATACAGATACCATTCAGGTGAAGCGTTTTACCGCCTCCCTGTTCTTCTTCGCTCTCCAATACAATCTTGGCCTGGTCGAAACTCAACTGTTCTGATAGATAGTTTTTCACCATACCGTCCTATTATCTACGGCCACGGAAAAGGCTTTGTGCTGATTTATCGCCATCATCGCCCATTTTTGCAGTTTCTTTCTTGCTGAAAGCACTACCTGCTTTACCACCTGGAACATTGATGTTGCCAGCATTATCTTCTTTTGGGCTTGGGTTAAGCAAACCACCTTTTGTGCCTTCACCTTTAGACTCGCCGCCTTTTACGATGTTTGCGGTCGTGCCACCCATATCATTTTTACCTGCTACGATGGATTTAGTGTTAGCACCATTGTCGCCCATTTTAGCATTTGGAACTTTTTCTACATATTCACGCACTGTGGCTAATTCTGGATCTAACGAATCTTTCATTTCGTCGTCACCCATGTCGTCGCCCATGTCGTCGCCTTTGAGTTCGTCAAATTTAGCCTGTAGTTCGTCAACGATAGATTCTAGATCTTGGAAGAGTTCTTCTTCTGATTTCTCTTCTCCATCTTCTTCGTCACCTAGTTCTCCGGCTAGATCGTCTGTAGGATCACCTGGCTCTAGGTCCATTTCGTCATCGCCTTCGATAGCGATGTCTTCGAATTCTTCTTCTACTTTTTCGTCTTCTTCATCTTCATCAGATGCTTCGTCTACTTTTTCTTCTTCGTCTTCTTCGTCTGATTCTTCAGAAATTTCGGAATCGATTAATGATTCGTAAATTTCACGAGATTTAGCAACAACATACTCGTGAAACAATTCTTCTGCTTTGGCTTGGTCTTCGTTGACCAGGCGCTCGAGCATCTGCTCGATCAATGATTTATCTGCCATGTTAGATTCTCCTTCAAGATGGTTAGGCTGTGTTTTATTTACTGCGTAGATAAAAAAATGACGTTAAACGACTGTTTTTTGAAGATTTTCAGTAATATTGATGCAATCTGGAAATCTTGCACCAAACTCTTCGTACGTCATATGTTTGAGATTTTGTAATTGTATTCCTAGTTGATCCGGTATAAAATCTCCAGGATTGATTACTCTATAAAATTTAATATTTTTATATTCCCTAATGGTTTTTTCTGTTTGACTTAACCAGTTACCATGGAAAGTTGCTACATCAGAACTTTTTTTATAGTTGTATGTGTCTGCGTATACATTATTAAAACGGCCGTTTGATCCTGCATAATCGAATCCGAAAATAAAAATTTCTTTGTACCCGTGACCGCAGGCCAACCACAGAGCAGTAGGTCCCGAACTCCATCCTTTGTGAGGATTAAAAAAATTTAAATGATGCTTGGTGCTGATGCCTTTGTTAGGGTTAGTCCAAACAGAATGAGATTTATGATAGCCCGATGCTACGATTTCATTGATCATTTTCACATCTACTGCTACTAGATAGTGAGGTTCAAATTCTCTATATAAAGCATTACAGGCATAAACTGTACCTTTATCCAGCAAGTTATTATGTTTTAATGATAGCCTGCTAGTTCCGTTTCCAAGTACAAATGCTGGTCTATTCGGTAGATGCTGCTTCAACTGGCGTTCCATACATCTGTTTAACGAACTCTAATTCACTTTCTTTCTCATACTCGTGGGCTTCGGATTGCATGCGAAGTTGATTGATCTGTCTTAGAGTTAATCGAGTTTTTCTAGTATCCCCACGTTTTAATACTGATTTATCCGAGGCATTATCGTACCGACGATCGACGGCAAAATCGTTGATATTATCGTTAAAAGAAAAGAATTCACGTAGAAGCATATTGTATTTATTACTATTGAGCGGGCGCAGGGGCCTCCCCTCCTGCTTCGGCGCCCGGTTCTGCGGCTGCTGCCATCTCTTCCGGTGCTTCTGTAGTTTGATCTGCCATGTCTCCTTGAATAGCGCCCGGAGTGATTCCTGCGCCTCTCATTTGTGCTCCTGCATCTATCGAAGGTTTCAATTTTGCACCATTCTCTTCTTTCCAGAGACGCTCGTTTTCTGTGATCTCTTCTTGTGTTATTCCTAAGAATCTTTTCATAGCGAATCGTTTGCTCATATATGGAACTTCCATGAGTTGAGCAAACGTAGCCACTCTAGTAGTGTCTAATTCGCTTTGGCGATAGGCTGCGAAATTCTGAGGAGGATTAAATTTTAGTTCGAACAAACTGCTATCTATGTTAATGCCATTGTTTTTTAACCACATTTTAAATTCAAGATCAAATACTTCAACGATCATGCTTTGCAGTCTTTCGCAATATTTGTTAAATCTCAATTCTTGAATGTAAGCCGTTCCTACTTTTCCATCTGCTAGAGTGTTGGCTTGCTCATCGATGGCCGTGGGTAAATAAGCACTAGGTATTCGTAAGGCTCTAAAAAGTTTATTTGTAAAATAACGAAGATCTGTGATTTCACCTAGATTAGTACCACCAGGCAATGTTTCAACTTTAGATCCTCGACCTTCTGCTGTCTGCGGAAAGAAATAGTCTTCGTTGACGCTTAGAGGGTTATAACTAGCATCTATCATGTTTTGTCCGCCACCAGTTGAACTAGGAATACGACGTTGTTGGATTTCGTTTTTAACACGCTCAACGAAACTCATAGCCATGTGCGCTGGCATGTTTCCGACGTCTACATAGAAGATACGTCTTTCTGGAGCACGTTGGATACGATAGATGATGATAGCATCTTCTAGCAGTTCTTTCTGCTTGTAGACTTTGAAAACTGATTCTAACAGTGAATTACCAAAAGGATAGTTGTTATCTAGGCCTTCTGACATAGAAATGTGTACCACATGTTTAGCATCTACTGTGATTTCGTTTGTGGCGGTTTGAAATCTAGTACCTGCCGGTCGTGCAGCATCACCTACAAATCCTCGACCAAAACCACCACCGCTGGTATATGAACTAGTACCGCTAGGTGATGTGTTAGCAGTGCCGTGAGGAGTGGTGGCTATGAGATCCTTAAAATTAAAATTAATGTCTCTTACGGTATATTGTTCGGGTATCTTGCCTTCGCTTTCGTTAACAATAATTTTGCTGACTTTGGCAGCATCGACATGTAGCCATTTTAATGTCTGGGGATCTCTAATAAAAAAACAATCTCCATATTTGAAAGCATTCCTAACAATACGAAATATCCTAGTTTCAAACTGCTGTTGTTTGCACCATTTTTGTAGACTCTCTTTGATCAGTTTAACTTCAGTGGATGTTGGCTGTCCTCGAAAAAAAGTATGGAATGGAGTGGCGTTTTCTTTGTCTTTCTGTGTACAGAATTCTGTAAGGATATCGAGAGCGGCATTGACTTCCGAATCCATATCCATGGTATCGTATTGCATATATCGTTCTATGCGATTTGGTGCACCGGCATAGACATCTGGTAGATAAGAACTGTAATTTGCACGAGCCGGTCCTGGACGACCACCACCACTGATTGGACTCATTGATCGTGTTTCGTTGTTGATCTGTACAGGAGTGAAATATTTTTTCCAACTCATATTTAATTTTTTCCTTTAAGCTGCTATCCAAGCAGTTACTTCTCCTGCAGAGGTTTTAGCAGCCTTTAATTGGCTATCTCTGGTGTCATTGGCTCTTCTATTCAGCGCTATAAGAGTATCCATCTTTGTATTTAAACTAGCAAGCAGAGTTATGGGATTTTCTTGGGTCTGTGCGGCCGCTTGTACAGCCGCAGGTGTTGGTTGTGTCGAAGTTTGCGCTACTGGTTGAGGCGGTGTCATTGCAGTTTGAGCTGCGGCTGCGGATGGAGTGGCTGAAGCATTATTATTTTGAGCGGCTGCGGTTTGGGTCGAAGATCCGGGTTGACCAATCATACCGAGCGCCAACTGTTGTTCTTGTGCGAATCTATTTTGAACGCTGGTGCGTACCTGTGCAGTGCTAGAACCAAATCTCTGTCCTCTTTCTGCATAGATGGCTTTGATCAAGTCTTCTTCGGTCATGCCCTCCTTGAACACTTTATTGAATATTCCAGAGGCACCACCGCCACCATGCTGTACAGATGTGCTCCACATCACTTCTTGTAGAGCCTTGCTCTTGCCTAACATATCTTGTAGATTTTTATCTTTGAGACCTGCTGCACCTACGTCATAGTGTGTCTTTTTAATAAATTCATGTTCAGACTGGGCTAGTTTTCCTTCTCCGGCTAATTTTTTCCATTCTTGTGCGAATGCACCGTCTTTGCCAGAATCTGCCGGACCTGCTTTAGTTAATCTTTCATAGGCTTCTGGATTAGTGGCCTTGAGATGTTCCATGAACTTATTCATGGTTCCAGTTTTGGTCGCTATCTGATATTTTCCGTAACTGGTTCCACCTGTCGAATCCCAGCCTACTGCTGCCGATCCTGCCGCACCCGATTCAAATCGTGCAGCCATTCCACCAAGGCCCGGCGCTACTGCTGCTGAACCGGGTTGTGCTGCTGCTCCTTGTTGCCTGCGTAATGCACTTTCAAACATTTTTTGAGGTGTGCTTAGATCATAGGCACCTCCCGGAGTCGTGGGAGCAGCGTTTTGACCTTCTTTTTTAGCCTCATTTTCTTTTTGCTGTAATTCTAAGGCTTCTCTAGAAAGTCTGTTTTCTTGTTCTTTAATACCTCTTTCTTCTCGTCTCTCTTTTCTTCTTTGATCTCTGGCTTTTTCTTTTTCGTCTAATTCTTTCCTTTCAAGGTCTAATGATTCTCTCATAGCCTTTATTTTATCACCACCACCAAAAAACTTTGCGATTTTTTCTGCGATGGCTAACCATATATCAACATAACCTATACCAAATCGTTTGAGATTATCTCCCATGGCTTCTAAGACATCACCAAAACTCCAACCTGCATTGTATAGCAATTTAAATGCCGCGATCAATGCTATTACCGGTAGAGCAATTTTAATAAATGGTAAAGCAGCTGCCCAGGCTGCGGCTGCTACTTTTCCTAATCCCAGCGCAGATGCAATCGATGCTGCTGCCTGTTGTAGAGTGGCTTTTATTCCTCCATTTTTAGCCAACGTTTCTAGATTAGTAGCCAGTGTTAATGCCCCCATAGCAAGACTGGTCAATCCAATGAGTCCTACTAATGGCGCTAGCACCAATGCTAATATTCCAGCATTATCGGCCAAGAACGAGAACGTGGGAACGATTACATTTTGAACGAAACCGACCATGGTCTCAAACGTTTTCATAAATGTATCTAACAGTCCACTGTTTACTAGTAATACACTGAATTGATTACTGATATTAGCGATTTTTTCTTGGAAATCTTTTAGTTTAGCAGGATCAACTTCTTTGATGCCTAACTTCTCTTTCCTCAATCTTTCTTCGTTGGCTTTTCGTGTTTCATCTGCGATCTGTGCTGAAGTTTTTTGTCTTGCAGCAACGTCGTCGATGGCTGTGAAAACTCCCTGTGCATATTTGTCACCAAAGAGTCTCATGTTCTCTGCTAGGTCACTATTTGCAACACGTTTGGCTTCTGCCTGTATAGATGCGTTTAATGCCTGGTTGTTTTCTTTGGTAAATTTACCTGTCTGTCGAATCTGAGCATTCATCTGCATAAATGCTCTACCCGAATCGGGCAGATACTGCAATGCTGCTTTGCCGGCTTCTGTGGTAGCCGTTCCTGTGGCTATGACTTCTTTGGCACCTTCCTGTAATTCCGGAGGTAAAGTCTGTAAAAACGCCATCAGTTCTTCTTGGCTGGTAGCATCCATCTTTCTCAGAGTATTACGTATCTGAGAATCTTTCATCATCTGGGCACGTTGGTCTTCGAGATCTTTTTTGTTTAGACCTGTGAGTTTCGATACCGCATCTAGATTCTGTAGATATTGTCCGGTCTGAGCGATTAATTGGCTGTTGCTCATTCCAGACAGTGCTCCGGTCTTGGCCATGACTCCGCTGTACTTGGCCATGCTTTCGTTGATCTGTTCAGTGGAGTATCCCATTCTGGCCAATTCTTTACCTAGATTAGAATCTTTGATACCTTTGCCTAGTTGTGCTAATCGTTTAGCACCTTCTGCAGTACTGCCTCCCAGCAGTGCTAGATCCGAACCTGTCCTAGAAACTATTCCTGAAAACTGATCAAACGTCAACCCGGCACCAGATGCAGCATTGACCATGTCAGTGATGCTACCTCCAAAGTTAGCACCTACGCTGGCTGCCTGTTGAAATGCTTTGTATGTTCGTTCGGCTGCTCCGGTAACCGCTCCAAATACCGTGGCCATCGCACCGCCTACGATAGGAATGGCACTCATGCTCTGCGCCGCAGCAGTCATGGAATTGTCTAATCTGCTCAAGGTGCTGATCACATTAGTCATTCCTGTGATCAATCCTAGGGCGGCACCGAGCAGTCCTCTATAGGCTTCTCCTAGTTCAGCAGCCTGCTTGATTTCTTCTTCTTTTTTCTTTTTGATGGCATCGGCTTGTTTCAATGCATCTTTTTGAGCGTCTGTGAGTTCTTTGGTTTGATCCGCTAGTTCTTTTAATTTATTTTCTAGATCTTTTTGGGCTTTACCGCCTTTTCCGCCTACACCTTGTTTCAAGAGAGCAGCGAGGATCTCTTTTAAAGTGGCTTCTGTGGCCGCATTGTTTAATTGGATTGGTTGACCGCCAAGGTCTCCGGTTACTTCTGCCATTTAGTAAAAATCCCAAAAACTACGCATATAAATAACTGCATAGATATTATATTTATCGGAGAAAAATATGTCGGAACAACAGGTGAATCCAATCGCACAGGCAGTAAAGACTGCTGGAAATCCTCTATCAAATTATTTTAGACAACCAAAAATCTTTATTAGATTGCCTAGCCAAGGAAGATTTTATCCAGAAGGATCGTTGGATCACAGCGCCATCGACGAATATCCTGTGTTTGCCATGACAGCCAAAGACGAATTGATGTTTAAAACTCCGGACGCTTTGATGAATGGACAGGCTACCGTGAGCGTGATTAAAAGTTGTATTCCTGCGATCAAAGATCCATGGCAGATGCCCAGTTTAGATCTCGATGCCTGTTTGGTTGCTATTCGTATCGCTACCTACGGTGATAATATGGATGTCACATCTACCTGTCCTAATTGCCAAACGTTGAATGATTTCGTTATGAGTTTACTAGGATATTTAGATACTGTTTCACAATTTGTTTATGAAGATACTTTACAGATAGGCCCGTTGACTATAAAGATACGTCCTTATTCTTATAGAGAAGTTTCAAAGACTGCGATTAAAACTCTAGAACAACAGAAAATTTTTGCTGTGGTCAATGACGAAAACATGAGCGATGAAGAAAAACTCGAACGCTTTGGTTCTAGTTTTTTAAAACTCACAGAAATGACTGTGGATGTCATATGCGGTTGTATCGAAAGTATCACCACTCCAGAAGGCACAGTATCTGACACTGACATTATAAAAAACTTTATAGAAAATACCACTAGCGAGATTTTTAACACTATCAAAGATCATGTAGATCACATGAAAGAAGTGATGAAAATGCAGTCGCAACAGGTCAAATGTTCAAATTGCGGACACGAATGGTCTGTGAATCTAGAGTTAGATCAAACAAATTTTTTCGCCAAAGGATCTTGACACTGTCTCTGGTTGAGATCCAGGAGTATGTTAAACAACTGGAAAAAGAAGAACGAGACATCAAAAAAGATCTGCTTAAGATCTGTTGGTATATGCGCGGCATGAGTTATCAGGAAGCGCTGACATTAAGTTATGATGAGCGGTTGATCGTAGGCGAAATTATCAAAGAAAATCTCGAAACAACTAAAAAAACAAAATTACCGTTCTTTTAATTTTTTGGTTCGATTAATTTTTTAACCATTTCGTAGACCTGCATTCCGCCTTTGACTATTTCATCAGCCAAAGCATTAATGTCAATTTCTTGTTCGGTGAGTTCTTGAAATTTCATACTGTTTTCTGTGTAATGAGTTTATGCAATTCTGCACGTTGCTCTAAATTTAATTGATTAATTTTGTCGATAATAGGTCTAGGTACCGTACCACTGCTATCCTGTATCGGAGGAGCACTGTTTGGATCAGCACTGGTATCTCCTTTAGCAAATGCTTTGACTAATGCTTTAGAATGTTCAGGATCTGCTATTGCCTGTTGGACTGTTCCAACTGCTTGTCCTGCGGCCGAACCTACTGACTGTGCTGCTTGTCCTACTTTGGTTCCTAGTTTAGCCATCAATCCTGCTTCATCAATATTTTCAATCAACGATTTATTTTTTCTTATGATGCTGTCTGAAGTCATTCCCATTACACGATTTCGATCAGCATCGATCTCTGCCTGAGTTGGTGCTACTTTTTTCTTTGGCATGGTCGATTTCTTACCAGCGGCTTCGGGTTTCTTCTCAGATGCTGCAGGTGTTGCTGCAGGTGTTGCTGCAGGTTGTTTGTTTAACTGTTTATCTAGAGAGGCTTTAACTTTTGGATCCGATTGCAAAGTAGTTAATATTTGTTTCTGATCGGCAGGTTGTAGTGCTGCTATAGCTTTTTGTGCTTGGGCATACTGAGAATCGTTGGCAGGTTCTGCAGATCCCATCTTAGGTTCAATCCTTCCTTGAGAATCAGGTACTCCGGTAAAAGTGGGTTTTCCTGGCTTTGATACACCTCGTTTAGCACCATCTTGTCCAGCAGCACCATCTTGTCCAGCAGCACCATCTTGTCCAGCAGCACCGCTCGATCCCGTAGCACCTGCAGCACCTGGTTTTCCAGCAGCACCAGCAGCACCATCTTGTCCAGCAGCACCATCTTGTCCAGCAGCACCATCTTGTCCAGCAGCACCATCTTGTCCAGCAGCACCATCTTGTCCAGCAGCACCTGGTTTTCCAGCAGCGCCACTCGATCCCGTAGCACCAGCAGCGCCACTCGATCCCGTAGCACCAGCAGCGCCACTCGATCCCGTAGCACCAGCAGCGCCACTCGATCCTGTAGCACCTGCCGATTTAGATGGTGTCTGTGCTGCAGGTTTGCCTGCTGATGCGCCACCGGCAGCAGGTTGTGATTGCGGTGCTGCCGCAGGTTCTGCTGTATCATCGCCAGCAGCACCTACCTGCGCTTTGCCAGCCTGATACCCTTTTTTCAAAGCAGTTCCAATACCAGCGATACCTCCGGCCACTGCTCCAGCACCTTTGGCCAATGTTCCTACACCTTTGCCTATGGCTGAACCTAGTTTGTTCAGCAATGGACCTTCTTGCAGTTGGGATTCTAGTAGTATTTCTGCGATCTTCATTAGGCCACCTTGAGTTGATTTTTCATATAATTTATCAATCGTATCTTGCGTTCTGTAGGCAATTTAGCAATCATCTGTTTGACCGATTCGATATCTACAGCACCTGCCTCAGGACCTGCTGCTGCGGCTCCTGGTTCAGGCAGTTTCAACTGTTGATACACCGTGCTGACCACCGTGTCTGCTACTCCTTGTGCTTTTAAGAAGTCAGCGACTGCGTTGCTGTCTGTGGGCGAACCGGCTTTCTGCCATGCTGAGTTTAATTTGTCTGCAGTAATTTTAGTAGTTAGGTTTTTGCCTTTGGTCTTGGCCCAGTCCATGGCTTTGCCTGCGGCACCTTTGATAGCATCTAACGGTCCTTCAACTAATCGTCCTTCGCTGAGCATCTGATCATTGCGAGAGACCACACGATTGAACACCATGTAGACCTGACCTTCGCTGAGCGCACGGCCCGTGCGTATCACAGAATCACCGAGATTATAATATTTGCCATCCGAACCTAGGCTCAGTGTCACAGGTTTGATACCTCTAATACCGATCATACCTTGACTGCCTTTGACTTTGTTAACTATCTCTACACCTTCGGGTGGTGTTTCACCTAGCCCGGCGAACGTGTATTTAGATCCTCCAAAATCTACGGTCTTGGCACCGTCGATGATATCGTATTTGAGTCCAGCGGAAGGTTTTTCTAATGTGGCGCCGCCACCAGAAGATACCGAATCAGCACCTTTGGGTAGGTCTCCTGGATCGAAATCTGGTGCTTTGATACCTCCTCCCACGGGCAGATCAGAAACAGAAGATGCTATGTCAGCGATAGATGTACCTGCGCTCTTGGCAGCACTTTTAGCCGCGCTGCCTCCTACATTCTGTAGAGTCTGTGCTATGACCCGTTCAGCAGCTTCGGGATTGGCTGCTGCCGAACCTATCTGCTTGATCAATTCTTTGCCTTGTTCAGCGGTAAGGTCTCCGGCTTTTAGAGCAGCAGACACTGCCTGACGAGCCGCATGTCTACCTTCGACATTGCTGAGGCTTTGATCAAAGATTCGATTGGAAAGGTCTGTGATTTTAGCACCGGACGGAACTAGGTCAGCACCGTCAATGTTGCCGATACCACCTGCTCCGCCCCCACCTGTGAAGGGATTGCCCATACCTTTGGGAACTGCTACCACGTTGCCGCTGTCACCTAGATAGTAATCGTATTTCTGGAAATCCATCTTAGGCACGCCCGGAATATCCACTATGTCCTGGCCGTCAATGACTTTGGGAACCTGATCACCGGGCTTCATGCCTTTGATCAGGTCACCTAGTTTGCTGGCAGCGAATGCCATAGCACCGGCCTTGACACCTGAATAGGCTGCACTAGAGGCACGCTTGCCCTGCAGCAGTTGGTCTGCCATCTTGAGCAGACCTAGAGCCACGGCACCACCTACGCCAGCACCTGAGATACCAGCCAAAGCGATCAGCGTGGCATAGATAGCACCCTGCAGTATGGGATGTTCTTTGGCAAACTTTCTGTATTTCTGCACCCAACCACTGACTTCGCCTTGGAATTGAGGATCTTCAGCGCCCATGCCGATTTTGCTGAGCACATCACTGACCTTTTGATCGAAATCTTTGACAGGGCCTGAATCTTGTATCTTTGTTTTGAGATCTTCCCAGGCTTTGTTAACTGCTGATGCAGCATCCTTGCCTTTGCCTAACATGGTTCTGTTACCGCCTGCGGCTGTCTGGGCTGTTTCGATTTCCTTGAACAGTCCCTGTATCTGATCAGCGGTCAATGCTGCTTCTTTGAGTTTAACTCCAGCAGTTTCCCATAGTATTATAGAATCTCTTCCAGAATTATCTAGGCTTTCATAGAGATAATTTCTTTTCAGTTGAGGTTCGAGGTGTAGTAATCTCATCGTCTAGATCCAAAGAATATAGTTTATTTATTTGAAAAACGAGCTAACGCTCGTTTGCGTTTTCGCTTGCGCTCAACGCAATTTCTCTTTCTTTTAATTATTCCAAAGATGCGTGAAATTATTTTTTTGCGCGAAGCGCAAAGTTAGTATTATCCAGATCGTTCAGTCACACTTAGCCCAATCAAGGGCTAAGAAGCATTATCCGAGTCGAACAATGTCACACAGCAGTAGAGCGATTACAGAGGCGGTTGTCCGGTACCTCGAGCTCAGTCTTATCACAACGGCGGCCTATACAGATCTGCTATCATCTGCATAGACGTGGGGTTTTTCTCCCCTCATTTTGCCTATTTCGCTCTCCAAACAACCATACAGCAAGGTCTTTGCCATTAACGTCCTGTTAAGGATAGTGGTTGAGTACTACTGCGGCGTAGATTTCCGTCCCTGAGACCCGTGGTCCAGTTGTTCTTAGGCACTTGAAAATAAGCCAGTGCAAGCCAAAAACCGCTTTTATTTTGCCTGATTTTGTTCTAAAAGACGTTGCCTTAATATGTTCGAGCCGCCAACTCTAACATTTATAATACCATTATAATAGTCATCTGTTTCTAAGACTCGGCGTTCGAACTGCTCTCTTGCTTCTAGATATGACATTTCTGCCTTGGATTTGCAAAGATAAAGTATTTCTCTGGTGAAGTTTTCTGGACCTAATGCTTGGACGTCTGCTTGTAGCCTATCAGATGATCCCC